TCAACTCTCGTGGCGCTGTGCCGCCACCATGTCGGTGTAGGACCGGTTCACCGCGTCGTCCTCGGTGACGCCGAGGTTGTCGAGGACGGCACGCAAGGCCCGGAGCGCGACGGGCAGCTGGTCGCGGTCGGCCATTGTCTCCAGCTCGATGAAGGTCCGCCCGGCGAGCTCGGGGATTGTGACGAGGGTGGCGAGCATGTCTCGGCCGTCGGCGGTGAAGCGGGTGTTCTCGCAGTGTTTTTCGAGCGAGATCAGCTCGATCAGGCCCAATGCGGTGAAGATGGTCCCCATGACCTGCGGATCGTCGGCCGTGGTCTCGTGCTCGGGCTTGGATCGCGAGGCGGCGTCCACTGGGGGTTCTTTGTAGGTGACGACGGTGCGCCGTTGCTCGCCGGTCGTGATGGTGCGCACGCGCAGCTCGTAGCCGTCGCGGTCCATGGAATGGTCGGGCCGGTCGTAGTAGGTGTCCGCGTAGACCGAGCGTTCCGCCGCGGCCAGCTCGGCGAGTGCCGCGCGCACGCGGTCGGGGTCGCGGACGACGGCGGTCAGCTCGGCCTCGACGGGCATGCGGCACCTCCTCAGACGACGCGGCGTGCGGTGCGCCGCAGCTCGTGCATGAACCTACGGAACCCGCGGTGCAGCGCGCCATGCGGCGACCCGGTGATCTTGTACATGGGCGAGGTGTGGCCCTCGTGGTTGTCGCCGAACGCGGAGACGAACAGCGTCGAGTCGAGCCCGATCACCCGCCACGTCGGCAGTACGTCGTAGGTGTGCACCTCGACCTCGGCGCCCTCGGCGGCGAGGTCGCGCAGCCGCTCGATCGACAGCCGGATTCCGGCGGCGAAGCTGCCCAGCGTCTCGCCGATCTCGGTGGCCCGGCGCACGGCGGCCTCGCCGTCGGGGTCGAGCAGCAGCACCCGCACGGTCGTCGAGCGCTGCCGGATGCGGGAGCGCAGCAGCGAGTCGTTCATGCCGATGATGCCGAGACCCCGCACGGCCAGGACCTCGATCTCGGTGGCCTCGGCGGCGCGCTGCTCGATCTCCGGCCGCGCCTTGGACTGCGCGGGGAACACGGCCAGGATCTCCGCGCGGCCGGACGCGCCGAGGTGGTCGAGACCGGCCGGGTGCACGGGGGCGAGCCCGAGCAGCATCCGGGCGTCGTCGGGCATCTCCAGCCCGTCGGCGATTCGCTCGAACAGCTCCAGCGTGGTCACGGTCCGGTTGCCGCGCAGGATCTCCGACACCCGCCCCTGCAGCACCCCGACGGCGACGGCGATCCGGCTTTGACTCGCGCCGGTGTACTGCTGGGCAGCCCGCAGCAGCGCGCCGATGTCCCGTGCCTGCAGCGCGTCGCGCACCTCGGCGCGGCGCCATGCCCAGTCCGGCAGCGTGAGCGTCCCGCCGCGGGCGGTCGGTTCGACCATCTCACGATGGTACATATCACCGTGAGATACCCGTCTTGGTATGGAGGCTACCACGCTGTGTAGTCGAGGGTGAGGCCATGGCGAGCAGCGGAAGCATCAGAGGAGAGCTACCGGCCGCCGACGTAGCTGCGGAAGACTACGCCGTGCACCAGTCGGCGAAGGACAACCGGAATCACCGGTACGCGCGCAACCAGGCCGGGAACGACGTGCTGTGGCCGAAATGCACGCGCGGCATGGCGGTGCCGCAGCGGATGGTGTTCAGCTTCGAACTGTCCCCCGAACTCGGCGACGACCGCGACCACGGCGCCGACTGCCGCACCTGCTTCTCCACCGGCCCGCGCGCACCGCGGACGCCGCTGTGGTGACCAGGGCCAGCGGCGATGGGCGATTCCTGTCGGGCGACGCTGAGGTCAACCGGCAGTGGCCCCTGCAGTTCTCGTTCGATCGTCGTGGGCGTCGCCGGTACGAACCACCGGAACCGCCGCCACCCACGCCCCGCCAGTGCCCGCACTGCGGACACCGCCACTGAATCTTCCGGCCGCCGCGCCTTCCCCCTCGGCTGGTGCGGCGGCCGGGTTCCATCCGGTGTAACACCCGCGTTGATCAACGCGAATCTCCGGTGGAGTATCGGTCAAAGGGAGTCGAAATGTCGCTCGGTACCGCCACTGCACGCCGGACCCGGCGAACGTCGCCATGGATGGTCATCTGCGCCGGTGCCGCGCTCATGGCAGTCGCGGTCGTCGTTGCACTCTGGGTGTCCGGCGCGTTCTCCTCACCGACCCAGGCCGATCAGGAACGGCTGTTCGCTGGCCTCGTCAACACCGGCCCTGGACCGCACGGAGACGTCGTGCGAGCTGGGTACATCGCGTGCGGCGACAGCAAGATCTACAGCAGGGCAGAGCTGCAAGACCGGTACGAGCGCAACGGCATCGGCGGCGACCCGTGGACGGCCGATGGCATCCGGTCCCTGCTCGCGAACATCGACGTGCTCTGCTCGGCGAGCTGACCCCCAGACGCGAATCGAGGGCCCCCGCGCAAACTGCGCGGGGGCCCTCGTCGTAGGTCGTACGGGTGGTTTAACCGAGGTCGGCCTTGATTCTCACGGTCTCGTAGCTGGACGGCGGGAACGTCTGCGGTCTCGACCCGGGCCACATGGCCTCGACCTCGACCCGGACGTCCCCGGTCTCGGCTGTTTCCCCGGCCTGCCACCGGCGGGTCAGCACCGCTTTCCACGGGGTGGCCGGGTCGATCACGACGGTGTCCGGGGCGCCGTCAACGACGAGCTGCCCGTGCAACTCCCCCAGCACCCGCCACGCCACCACCTGCCGGAGATCCGCCACCCCCGCGGCGTCTGCGACGTCCATGACGAGCGCCGGTTCCAGGTCGTGTCTCTTGATCTCCATGCTCACGATGTCCCCCCGTGATTGATGGTCAGCTGGGCGCTGTTCTCGCGGATGGCGAGGGTGGCGGTGTTGGGCCGGACGGCCAGAGTCGGTTCAAGCGCCACCGGCACGCCTGTGCCGCCGCGGGCGAGCGCGCGGGCGACGCTGGTCTCCACCACTCGCGCCAGCGCCCGGGCACGCGCGAACGGCAGTGCGCTCTCGACGTCGACCACGCGGCCAAGGAGCCGCACCAGGCCGCGCGCCGGCGCACTCGCGGTGTCCTGCTCGACGACCCGCGAGAGCGTGCGGCCCCGCGCGAACGGGATCGCCGCGCTGGTGTCGACGACCCGGCCGAGCACCCGGGCACCCGCGTGCACAAGGCCCCCGGTGGTGTCCTGCTCAAGTACTCGTCCCAGGCCGCGGCCCCGCGCGAACGGGACGGCCGTGTCCGTCTCGCCGACGACCGGCAGTGTGCGGCCACGAGCCCGGACGGCCGGGCTGACCGTGTCCGTCTCGACGACCCGCGTGAGACCGCGGGCCCGCGCGAACCCGACTGTGCTGCTGGTGTCCACGACGCGGCCGAGGACGCGGCCGCGGGCCCGGCTCAATGGCGTGGTGCTGTCCGCCTCGGCGGCACGCAGCACGCTCCGCCCGCGGGCCATCTTCGCCGTGCTGTCGGTCTCGGTAGCCCGGTTCAGGGACCGGGTGTTCCCGGACGCGGTGGAGCGGATGCAGATCGCGGCCGAACACCACGGCTCAGTCTGCGTGAACGTCGCCGTCTTCGTGCCGGTCGACCCGGACGCGGTGAGGAACTGCCGGAACGACGCGATCGTGACCACGCCGCCGTTGTCCTGCTCGGCAACCTTCGTCGACCCGGCCGGCGCCGTGTAGTCCCCCGCGGCGAAGGTGCCCGAGATGATCGCGGCGAGCCACAGGTCATCCGCACCCACAGGGCTGATCGCGCCGATGGTCTGCGCGGTCGCGCCCGAGGTGCCGTTCACGCTCGACGGCGTCCCGTCCACGGCCAGCGTGACCCCGGCGCCGTTGAGCACGAACCAGTGCGCGTAGTGCGTGCTCACCGACCCGTCGCTGCGGGTCTGGTTCACCGTCACGGTCTGCACGCCATCGACCGTCACCGGCCGGGTCCACAGCTTGATGCTCGGGTTCGAGCTACCCGCATCGCCGGTGGCTTGCAGCGTCCATGTCCCCGCTGTGCCGGTCGGGGTCAACAGCTCCGACGCGGCATAGAAATCCAGCGCGTGGAACAGGACGATCAAGTCCTGGGCCTTGACCGCCGACGAGGTGGTGAAGGAGGCGGACTGCGCAGCGACCGGAGTCAGCTGTCCGAACTCGCGGATCAACGGGTTGGCCACGGCCCACCTCCTTCCCTACGACCGGGTTTGGTCAGGCAGCGCGGAGGAAACCGGGGCTCTGCGGGGTGAACGTCTCATCCACACCGCTAGTGGTGAAGCTCTGGTCGAACGCGACGAGCGGCACCAGGTCGGCGTCCGTGCCGCCGGCGGTGTCCGGGTCGTAGCAGATCACGAGTTTCCCCACGGCCTGGTTGCTGGCGCCGCCGAGCGCGGTGAAGGTGAACGCGGCCGAGGTGATGTCCACCCTGTCGTTCGTGTCGTCCACAGTGGACGACACCCCAGTGAGGGTCTTCCGCGCGTAGTTCGTCGCGGTGACCTCGTCGCTCGTGCCCGCAAGCAGCAGCGACACGTTGTCGTAGTCCTTCAGCGTGCTGTCGGCTTCGAGGTTGGTGCTCTGCAGCAGCACCGCGATCAGCGCGTCGTTCGTGGCCGGGAGCCCGGCGTAGTAGGCGATCTTGCCTTTGGCGATGTTGAACACGAAGTCGGCCATGGCCGGGACTCCTCCTTCGAGCGATGGTGATGGGGCCTCGGCTGGCCCACCGGGATGCCCGGCGAGCCAGCCGAGGAGTCAGGAAGCGAGCCGGGGTGGGTCCTCGACACCAACCCCGTCGAGTTCGAGACGGCCTTGGATGAACCGGAATTCCTGCAACTGGCGGGTGGTGTCCTCGAACGATCTGGTCAGGAACGGGATCGCGTGCGGGTGGATCTCCCACGCCGTGCCGGTGAACCAGAAGAAATGCTGGTGCGCCTTCTTCGGCACACCGGACTGGCGGAGAATCCCCGCGGTGCGCAGCATCCTGGTGAGCTGGGGCACCGACACCCGCAGGCCGTAGCGCTGCCGGATGATCGTGGTGACCTCGTCCCAGGTGTAGGTGAACGGATCGTCGATCGCGCGCTCGTAACGGCCGCCGCGGCGCAGGGCGGGCAGCACCTCGCTGTAAATCCAGTCCTGGAAGCGTTCGACCTGCTCACGGACTACGAGGTTCTTGATCCGTGCGGGCTGGCGCTGGCCGAGCACTCGGTAGAAGCCAGGTTCGGTCAGGTGCCACACCTTCTGGTTTCCGCCAGGGGTGGGAGCTGTCTCCCACCCTTTGTTGCGGTCCGGCACGGTGCGCAGCATGTCCTTGGCTGAGTGGAATCCCAGCGCGCGGGCGATGCCTGGCGCTGACACCGTGAATGAGTCGCCGTCGGGTGTGACGTGCAGTTCGAACTCGCCGTTGTTGAACAGTTGGATGGATGACATTCGGTTTCTCCAGTGGGGATGTGGGGAGATAGGTGTGCCCGGACCACGTCCCCACGGCGAGGCCCGGGCACAACAAAGCCCCGGGGTCTAGGAATCCCGGGGCTGCTTGAGGGGTGCGGCTACGCCGCGGGCGGGTCGTTCGGTTTCGCGACGGCGACAGCGCCCGTGCCGAGAACAGCGGAGCCGACCGTGATCACGACAGCTGCGGTACCCGAGTCGAGGTGCCAGCCCGCGAGCGCGGCGATACCGACGAGCGCCGGGACGGTGAGCGTGCCCCACACCGCGGCGAGCGCCTTGCGGTAGCGGCCCGGCGCGGTGCGCAGCCACGCGGCGAGCCGCTGGAACCGGGTCATCGTGGGCCGTACACGAGGTTCGAGGACGACGGCCCGGTGCAGACGTAGTCCCAGGAGATCGACTCGCAACCGTCCGGGACGGCGAACCACCGGCGCGTGTCCTTCGGCACCCGGTCGATCACGATCGGCGCCAGCGCATGGTTGAAGTACAGGTGCAGGTCGGTGATGTCCTGGTATCCGGCCGAGAGCGAGAACCATGCGTCGCCGACCACCTGCGACCTGGATCGGGTTTCGATGGTGCGGTGGTGGTACTGCCGGTCCTGGCTGGGCTGGTATTCGTGGTCGATGACGCTGGGCATGTCGTCCTCCTCGAAGTGGGGCGGGGTCGGCGGCACGGCGGTGCCGACGGTGGCGACACGGGCACGGAACCCGGTCATGTCGAAGTTCGGGTCGTTCTTGCGGCCGGGCGGCGAGCAGACCTCTTTGTGGCCGAGCACGTGCGATAGGGGGAGGCCGAACGCAACGCAGATCGCCTTGCACAGGCGGGCGTAGGCGTCCAGCTGGACCTCGGGCCACGCGTCGACCCCGGTCGCCTCGGCCTCGATCCCGACGGCGTAGTCGTTGCTCCAGGCGCTGTTCAGTACGGCACCGGCGTGCCAGCACAGCCCGGCAGCCACGACGTACACGGTCCCGTCGCGGCCGAGGACATAGTGCGCCAGCGGGCCCGCCAGGTCTGACCGTCCATTCTGGACAACGCCGAGGGATGGCGCGTTGCCGCTGGGTGCACCGGCGGTGTGGTGACAGACGATCGCGCGGACGCCGGACATCTGCCCGTGCCCGCGGCCGGTCCAGCCGGGTTGCTCGACCACGCGGAGCCCAGCAGAGCGGGCAACGTTGGCCAGCGAGGTCAGCATCATGGTTCAGCCTCCGGGGGTTATTTGAGCGCGGCGACGGTGACGGCAGCGATCGCGATGATGATGGACACCACCGCGATCCATGTGCCGATGTTCCAGCGCCGCCCCTGTACGTCGTTGTCCCGCAACGCTTTGTTTTCAGCAACGTCACGCTCGCGTTGGGCCTTGCCCTCGGCGATTTCGCGGTCGTGCTCATCGAGCCGGTGGTGGATCACCGCCATCTGCGGTGCGACAGTCGACACGTGGGCGCGCATTTCCGCCCACCCGTCAGTCATTTCCTTCCGCAGCGCACCGAGCTCGTCGTGCATGGTCCTTCGGTACGTGTCGAGCTCCTGCCGGATCAGCGCGAGCGCGGTCGAATCGTCGTGCGGCGCAGTCACGTGCCGCCCCCTTTCGTACACAGTGGACGGTCGGTCAGGTGATGTCGACGACCGTGAGGTGTCGGCCGTTGGCGTAGTGCCGGACGGTGGCGCCGCCGTTGGTGAAGTAGCCGCACCCGATGGTGAACTGTCCGGAGGAGGGGGCGGTGAACACGGTGGTGCGGGTGTCGGTGGCGTGCGCGGCGCTGGGTGGCGGGCCGACGAACTGCTGCAGCAGCGTGCCCGCGGTGGTGAGGGTGGCGCCGGAGGCGTACCGGTAGTTCCAGGTCTGCGCGGTCGGCGCGCCGGATGCGATGGCGTAGTCGTCGGTGTGGACGACCAGGTACGGCCTACCAGCGACGGCGGTGAAGGTGACCTTCTCCATCATGATGGTTTCGCCGGTGCCGATCACGTCGTCGGCGGCGGGCCGGGAGGTGCCCTTGAACCTGGTTGCGATCTGGGCGTTGAGGATCGCGTCCATCGCCGCGATTTTCGCTTCCAACGCGAGCGCAAGAGCCTGCTGCCCGGACGGCCCGTCCGGGGAATCGCTGAGTACCCAGAACGGGAATCCGTAGATCGGTGTGGTGCTGGACATGGCGGTTCCCTTTTCTCACAGCGGGATGACGGTGAGGGTCCGGTTGCCGAAGTCGGCGCCGGTTCCTGCACCGGTCACCGCGACTCGGTACATCATCGTGAACGTGTTCAGCCCTTGCCGGAGCCCGGCGCCGAAACTCATGACGTAATGGCCCGAAACGGTGGCCGACACTGTCGGGCTCGGGGTGAGAGCCCCGGATTCCTTGAGCTGGATGGACATTCCGGTGAACGCTCCGGGCAGGACGCTGGAGGCGCCGGTGATTTCCCAGCCGATTTCACCCTGCGATTGGTTCACGGCGACATCGACGCTCCACAGCACCAGGGCGGCGCAGCTCGACCCGATGTAGGTGGTGACCGAGGCCCGGTTGTCGGAGAAGTACTGCCACGCACCGCCCGTCGAGGGAAGCCCGGCGCCACCGGCGCCGAGCCGGTCGTACTGGACCGCCGATCCCGCCGCCCCGCCGGGTGCGGCGACCCTGCCGAGGATGAAGAACGTGGTCTGCTTCTTCATCACGACGACGACGTCGCCTTGGGTGTAGCGGATACCGATTCCGCCTTGCACGGCACGCAGGTTCGGGAACGCTTCGCCCTCGATCTCGACGACATTCTCGCCGGTGAGGGTGTCCCACGACAGCACGACTCCGACGCGCAACCCGATGTCGCGTTCCCCCGAGGGTTTCGGGACGAGGATGTCCTGGGCGATGTCTTCGGACCTCATCCGATTCCTCCCGTGATCTGCTTGCGGGTGGTGGCACTCATGCCTGACCCGGCGTCGAGGGGGATCGTGAGCGTGTCGATCACGTGGCTTTCCGGCGGCTTACTGTCCGAATAGGACACTCGAACCGGGTCGAGCGGTTCCAGCGCAACGTTCGGGACCGCTTGGAAGTTCACGTTGTAGGGCAAGCCGATGACCCGTTCCAGCTTCGCGCGGGCCGCGGTCGCCGCCTGGTCCGTGGTGGTGATGAACGTCGAACTGTAGAAGGTCGGGACCTTCCCGAACGGCCCGTTCCAGTACGTCGGCGAATCCGGGTTCAGGTCGTAGGCCACCGCACGCACTGGCTGGTTCTCCCCCGGCGCCTCACCGGTTGCGACCACTGCGTTGTAGATGCTCTCCCGGCTCAGCGACCGGGACAGCTTCACCAGCACCCCACCGTGGCCGTGGGTCACGTCGAACACCGGCTTGTCCGGGCTCGGCGCGGTCCGCACCTGCAGCACCCCGGCGTAGTCCCAGTACATGACCTTGCCGAACGAATCCGCGATGTCTTTCAGGAACTTGTACCGGTCGTCGTCCATGACGTGGTTGTCCGGGAACAGGGTGGCCGCCGCGTTGAAGTCGTACGCGATCACCGCGTCCGGGTAGACCTCGCCGACCAGATCATCGAACACCGACCCCACCGACGCCCCGGCCGGGAACGACCGGGGCGCGACCGGGCGCGCATCAGTGATCCCCGCCATCCGGTCTTTCCCGCTGATCCGCAGCACGCCGTCCGGGGCTTCGTCCTGATCGACGTCGTAGATCCGGAAATACCCCTGGCTGACCCATTCGATCGAGCCATCGCCGTAGGCGATGCCGCGTTCGACGAACAGTTCGTTCCCGTATGGGGTCAACAGGTCCGTGGTGCTGTCCGGCCAGTCGGCGGGGGTGGTGAGGTCGAGGGACCCGCGGACATCGGCGGTCGCGTCGAGTTTCACGTCCCCGGCGATAATGGGGACCTCGTTGACCGGGTTGCCTTTCGCGTCCAGCGGTCCGGGGTTGGTGCCGGTGAGCCCGGGGGCCACGACCCGGGCCCGCGCGGCCATGCCGTGCGAGTCCCGGACGGCGTCGAGGAACCGCGGGGTGACGGGGCGCATCCGCTACTCCGTGATGATGTTAGTCGGGTCGCCGACGGAGTCGAGGACATCGGCCCAGGTGGCTTTCGCGGCCAGCAGATCCGCCCAGGTCGCATAGGTGGCCTTGATGTCCGCCCACGTGACCGTCGCACCCACCACGCTCGCCGACGGCGCCGCAACCTGGGTCAGCGGCATCCACAGGGTTTTCGCCTCGTCGTCGTAGCTGATGTCCCCGATCACCGCATACATCGACGGCAGCCGCGTGTAGTGCGGCGGCACGTGCAACAGGATCGTGTCCCCGGCCGACAAGACCGCGTCGAGACGCAGATAGTCGGTGTCGTCGTCCAGCAGCGCGCCGAGCGTGTAGGTCTTGCCCTGCCGCTTGTCGGTGACCGCGACCGGCACATCCCGCCCGACGATCTCGAACACTCCCGCCCGGGCCTTGCGCCCGATCGTGATGTACCCGACCGGGACATCAAGAGCAGTGTTCAGGTACGACGCTCGCAGGTTCTTGATCCACACCTTGTCGACGCCGGACGCATCAGCCAGGCTCGGCGTGATCGACGCGGTCTGCTGGAACAGCCACGGCGCTTTCCGGAACGCCAGCGCCGCCGCCCGCGAGATCGCCGCCGCCCCACCGGTCACTGTGAGGGTGCCGGCGCCGATGTCAATGTCGGTCGAGCCTTGGACGGTGTACTCCCACCACATCGCGGCGTCGTCGCCCGCGGTCGAGGACCAATCACCGATCTCGGCGAACCCCCGGCCGCTGCTCGCGCCGGTCCAGTCGTCCTGCTTCCATCCCAGCCAGAGGTTCAGCATCTGCTGCTCAGGCACGGTGAGGCTCGGCAACGCCACGTTCTGCGCCGAGGCGTTCAGGACCGGGTTCGCGACGACCGGGGTCAGGTCCGCGTTGTGGAACGCGGTGACCTGCGCGCCCGTGTCCGCGTTCGCCACACCGCCGGTGAACGCCACAGTCGGCGCGGCCACGCCGGTGGTGTAGCGGCGGGTGAACAGGACTGCGTTGCCCATGTCCACCGCGGTCGTCCACCCGGCTGGTTTCACCGGCGCACCCGCACCCGAGTTGCGGATCGACGCGAACAGGAACAGCGTGTCCCCGTCCGTCAACCCGCCCGCCCCGCCCGCCGGGAGCGCGGGCGACAGGCTGGCGTTGTTCCCGGTGACCGTCGCGCCGGGCGCGGCGACCATCGAGATCGGCGCCGAGTCCACACCCGACACCCGGTAGTAGTTCACGACCCCGGGAGTGAACTCGAAGTCGTCCAGATGGCCCGCGCCCGCCACCACCGGCACAGCGCTGCCGCCGCGCACGGTCACCCACCGAGCACCGTCGAGGGAGCGTTCCACGATCGCCGAATCCACCGCCGCGGCAAACCCATCGAACGCGATCCGCACCCGGGACAGGTCCGTCATCAGGGTGGCGGTCGTCGTCATCGCGCAGCTCCCGCCCCGGTCGTCACCGACCGCCGAGTGTTCCGCTTGTCCTGCCGGATCTCACCGCGCACCAACCCCAGCAACTGCCCGCTGTCGAGGACCAACTGCCCCTCGAACACACCCGACGAACCCCCGGCCGTCGACTGCGGAACCACGATCCGCGGCGAGACCCGCTGCACCGACGCCGCACCCGACATGATCTGCCGCTGCACACCTGCGCCGAGCCACGCCCCGTCGGGCATCTGGGCGCGCCCCATCGCTGCGTTCGTGTAGTCCAAAATGGCCTGCGATCGCGCCGAATTGGGGTCGAGCGGGATGAACGACTCCCGAAATCGCTTGTTGTCCCCGATCAGCCGTTCCATGCCCGGCCGTACGACGGTCGCGATGTTCGGGATGCGGGGGATCACGCCTCCTGCAGCCATCGGCGTCACGCCCTGTGGGAAGTCAATGCCGCCCATCGCACGCGGGCCATAGGAACGGCTGGTGGACGCACCAGCGTTGTCGACGGTGTAGGTGGTGACACCGATGCGGATGACCCGGCGACTGCTGTCGGCAACGAACTCGCCGATCTGGGCGCGCGCAGCCTCAGTATGGGCGTTGACGTTGACCCAGCCCCATTGCCCGTTCGCGTATTGCACCCAGGCCTGTACAGTGCCGTCGGCGAGGGTGCGGTTGGCGTTGACGTTTGCCCAGCCCCACGTCCCATCGGTCTTGCGCTGCCACACCAGAACCTGGCCAGTCGCCTGGTCAACTTTCGCGTCCACATTGGTCATGCCCCAGGTACCGTCTGTACGTTGCGCCCAGATCGTGACCGCGCCGGTGGCATCCTTGGTGTCGGCGGCTACCCGAACAACCGGGTCGTAGTGGTTGATTTCATTTCGCAGCCTCTCCGCTGCATCGCGACCTTCCTTGGTGTTCGCGAACACCTGGAACCTGCCGTCTGGGAGCTGAACAACCTGCTTGCCCAGGTCTCGCAGAGCTTGCGCTGCAGCCTGGTCATTGGCTTCGAGCTTGATTCCCTTCTCGGCCGGTACCTTGTTCAGCTCAGCCATCAGCCCGACGAGTTTGTCCTGCATCTGCTGGTCTTTAGCGACGAACTGAACGGCGACCTCGTCAGGTATCAGCCCGAGCTTGTCGGCCAGCTGGCCGGCCTGGGTTTTCGTGAGCCCGGCGGCGGTTGCGGCGTCGATGAACTTGTCGCGGGTGCGTCCCACGACGGTCCCGACCTTGCTCAGGGCCGTCGCGAGGTCATCACCTGCAGCGCGTGACTGTGCCCACGCGGCCGCGGTTTCGATTCCCATTGACTGCTGCAGCGTGGCGAAGATCGCCTGCAGGTTCGCACCTGCGTGGGTGAGGCCGTTGATGCCGCCCTGTCCGTTCACCAGGTCGGTGAAGGTGCCTTTGAGCTTGCCGCCGGAGTCTCGGATGCTCTTGATCGCCTTGTCGACGTCCTCGAACGCTTTCGTCGATTGCGCCTGTGCCGCGGACAGCGTGTTGTTCTTCCCGGACAATTGGTCCAGGACGGTGGCGAGGGCGCTGCCTTGATCCGTAACGCTCTTCGTCGCGTCGCCGATCGTAGCGAGCGCGGCAGACATCACCGCACTGTCCGCAGCGGACAGTTTGAGGGCTGCGCCGGTGAAGCTGGTGGCCGTGCCGAGCTGCCGCATTTGTTCCTGGGCTTTGGCTGTCGCAGCCGATTGCGTCTTGATTTCGGACGCGAGATCTCGCTGCCCCTGGGTCATTCCCTGCGCCGCCTGCAACGCGCCGGCCATGGTGCCGCCCCACCCCTTGGTGGCGCCGCGAGTCTTCTGAACAGCATCATCAAGATTCGCGTACTGCCGCGTGGACTGGCCAAGGGACAGTGACACCAAATCATTGACATCGACGCCACCGCGCTGCAGAGCCTGAAACTGTTCGACGGACAGCTTACTTTCGAGGGTGCTCTTGACGTTCTGTCGCAGAGATCCATTGACCGAGTCGAGCGCGGTCTTGTTCCCGGTCATCGCGTCGGTCGTCAGCTGAACACTCAAGCCGTATTCGGAAATCAGATCAGCGCCAGTCTTCTGCGACTTGCCGAGCTGCTTCGTCTGGATGTCGTTCGCAGCTTTCGCGCGCGTGTTCTGCGTGATCGCGCCGGTCGAGGACAACGTCCCCTTGATGTCAGCCACGTTCGCCGCGAACTCGGCTGCCTTCTGTGCGGCCTCCTGCGACTTCTTCCCCCACTGGTCAAGCAGCAGTCCGCCGCCAACGAGCGCGAGCCCAAGTGGGTTGAACCCGCCGGACACGATGGATTTCAGACCGGCCTTGAACTTGCTGTTGCCGTCGGCGTCGGCTTTCTTCAGCGCCTCACGGAATGGGCTGGTTTTGTTCCCGGCCTCGTCCATCTTGGTCGAGAACGCGTTCAGCCCGAACCCGGTCTCTCCCAGGCTGGTGCCGAACAGCTTCGCGATCGAGTTCGTTGCCAGCAGCGACCCGCCCGCGGACCCGAGTGGGGCCGCCCATGTCCCGAGTGCGGACGCGAACGCGTTCACAACGTTCAGACCGCCGCCCACTGTTCCGAGAAACCCCGACGTGGTGCCGACGAGAGCGGGCATCCCGGACGAGGTCAGCGTATTCGCGACACCGAGGACCTGATGCAGCGCGCCACCGAACTGTGGAAGCGTCTGGTGCGCACCGCCCGCGAGGTTCGCGAACAGCGTCCCGGTCTGCCCGAGCAGATCCCGCGTGATGCCGCCGAGATCCCGCATCGCGAGCCCGGCGTCCTCGCTGCCTTCCGCAGCGTTGTGGAAGAAATCGCCCACGCCCTGACCGGCTTGACCAGCGAAGTCCCGGACACCGGCGATGGCGGGTTTGGCTTTGTTGATGGAGTCGACGATGCCGGGCATCGCGTTCTCCGCGAAGTCCGTTGCGGCGCCGGTGAGTTCCCGGATCTCGGGTGCGGACCCTCGGATCGCGGACTGCACCGCCGGGCGTACCGCATCCCAGGCGTGGGACATGTCCCCGATCGCGCCGGTCAGCTCACCCGCGATGGGTTTCGCCATTTCCCGCACATCGGACTGCACTCGCCGCGACAGGTCCCCGAACTGGGTCTGCACCTGCTCGTTGCTCGCCGCGGCGGAGACACCCAGCGCGAGGAACCCGCCGACCGCCAGTCCGAGCGCGGCGGTGACACCGGCCGCGCCGAGCGCTGCCGCCGCGGGCAGCCCGGCGGACAGGCCGAGGAACAGTTTCGCGTCGAACGCGGCGTTCGCGCGGGCCGCGACCCGGGAGATGGTCCGCTCGGTGCGCTTGCCAGAGTCGTCGACGTCGTCCGCGGCAGCTTTCTGCGCTTTCGCGTACCGTTCGGTCGCTTCCTTGGTGCGGATTGACGCAGCCTCGACCTTGCGCAGGTTCGAGGCGTGGTCTTCCTCCGCGGCAGCCAGCTGCGCCACCGTGGCTTTCGCGTTCTTCCGGACCTCGGCGAGCTTCGCCTCGGAAACCCGCGCGCGACCGGCGGCGTCATCCTCCTCATCGAGGGCTTTCCTGAGATCCCGGCCCGCGGCCTCAAGGTCGCGCGTCGACTTGCCCGCGGTCTGCATCTTCGCCACATAGTCGGCGATGTCCGCACGGAGCTTGACGGAGACGGTCCGCTCAGCCATTCCGCCTCCTCAACTCCGTGGGCCACAACACCAGCGCGCTCGCATGCGGCGCTTCCTCGTAGTCCTCGCGTTTCCGCGCGATCGCGGTGCACCGGTGGCACCGGTGCGGCGCCTCGGCCTCGTACCGGCCTTCGTTCTCCGCGGCCGTGGTTTCCGGGATGTACCCGCCGCACCCGGAGCAGGTGAGCAGCTCGTAGTCGAGGTACGCCAGCACCAGCGACCGGTCAGTGTCCGTCCACTCCGGACTCCGCGTCGCGACAGCCCGGATCAATCGGCCCTCGTCGTCGTACTGGTATTCGGTCAGCTCTTGCGGTTCTTGCCCCGCGAACCGGGACGGGGAGATCCCGAGCCGGACTGCCGCCGCGGTGTCTCGCCGGAGTCGGGCGTCTCCCGCGAAGCGGCCCGGTTGAAAACCGGAGAATCCTTGTCCCCGCGGCTCAACAGCCACGCCGCGTTCTGCAGCGTGGCGTACTGGTTGTCGCTGATGACGTCGATCAGCAACTCGTACTGCTCGTCGCTCAGCTCCGGCTCGACGATCGAGGCACGGACCATCGCGGGAACGAACGTCTCCAGGTTCATCCCCATCGCGAGATCACCCGGCTTGTCCTCGCGCGGAGGGTGGGCAGCGAGCAGCTTCGCCCACGGTTCGTGCGAGAGGCCACGCAACACGATCGGCAGCGTGTGCTCGGCGATCTCGGCTTCCAGCGCCGCGAGCTCGTCGGCCAGCTCACCCTCACGCAGTCCGGGTGCGAGTGTGGTGCGGTCACTGCGTTCCCGCAACAGCTCGCCGTCGAGCTTCTCGAACCGGTCCCGCAGATCCGGGCGCAGGCACAGCGCAACGGTGTCCTCGGGCAGTTTCGCGCTTGCGAGTAGGGCGTCGATGTCCACTGTGGTCTCCTCGACTCAGGGGTTTCTCGACTCGGGAAAGGGGGTCCGGGCCGCCCGGGAGTCGAGGACCGGGCGGCCCGGAGATTTCAGGCGACGACCGCGTCGAGGTTCGGCGAGGCAGTGTTGTAGCCCTGGCTCATGAACTTCTCGACCCCGTTGGCCTCCGGTTTGATCGGGCGCCGGACACCGAATTTCACCGGGTACACCTCGACCTTCTGGGTCGCGGCATAGGCGGTCGCGACGGGGATGCCGCGGCGCACCACGACGTATCCGGCGAGGCCGCGCTGCAGCAGAGTCCACGCAATGTCTTCGGCGGGGACGTCCTTACGGACACAGGTCAGCTGGATCGTGGTCTTGGACCGGCCCGGCTGCTCCGCGTCGATCGTCTCGCACAATTTCGGTGCAGCGACAACGGATTCGTCGGTGGAGATGTCCAGCCCGTCCGCGGTGATCAGGCACTCCAGCGAGGTACCGCCGGTCAGCTCGGTCGTGGTCGGTGCCGCGAGGTTCGCGATCGCCGCGACGAACGTGACTTTGTTCGCGCCGTCAGAAAGCATGTCGGCCACGGGTTTACTCCTTCTCTTCGGCCGACGAGGTGTCGGCGGACTTCTTCCTGCGCCGCGACGCGGGGGCCGCGGTGTCGGTGTCCGGTGCCTCGTCACCGGGGAATGCGTTGACCTTCGGCCCGGACGGCGCCGGACCCTCGACCTGCACCCAGCCGGGGCACATGCCGAGTTCGAGCGCCTCGGCCGGGAGGGCTGCGACGTGCCCGGTGGATTCCTGTCTTGCCCGCACGAGTTCGCTCATCGGTCAGCCCCGGAACGCGAAGAAGTTGACCGACGTCGTGCTCGACGCGGTGATGTTCACGAACCCGTCGCCCTGCTTCAGATCGGGCTCGACCGGGCCGAGCACACCCAGGCCACCAGCGGGCACCGACACGGACGTGATCGACGGGTTCTGCTGCCCGTACTTGGTTTTTCCCGGGTCCGCGACCGACGCGGTCATCGCGGACGCGCCACCGTTCTGCACGATCACGTACACCTTGCCGCCGCCGTCACCGGGCGCGACCTTGTCCGGGCCCGCGGTCGCTGGCGTCGCGGTGAGCACGGTTCCGGCGAGTTTTGCCTGTACCTGCACGATGGTTGCCATGGTTCAGTCCTTCCAGGACTCGAATACGTAGGTGTCGACCGCGAACATCGGGTGGCGTTGTGTCGCGGTGTCGGTGACGTCCCGGTCCTCGCGGACCGGGATCGTGGTTTCGTTCCGGACCCGGTTGGGCTTCCAGCCGGCCACGCCGGGCCGGATTCCGAGGACGCGGGCGCTGGTCTGGTCGACGACGATCCGCGCGGACGCCGCGGTCAACCCGACCGAGGTGACCTGGAACCGGTAGGTCGCCATGTCCGGGTCCCCGCACAGCTTCGTGCCGTCGTCGATCCCGGCGTCGCCGTAGAACACCGCGTACGGGAACGAGGGCCCGTCGGGGACTTGCCCGTCGTAGACAGTGAACGGCGGCGAGCCCGCCCGCAGCAGCGCCAGGATCGCCTCGTGATGCGCGGTGACCGGGCCGGGCGCCGTCACAGAATGTCCTCGGCGACGTCAGCGAGCGCGTCCGCGAATCGGGGCGCCTCTTTATCGATCGACTTATTGATATTTAACACACCCGGCGTATTCGAACGACCGAAATAAATTAGGTTCCCGAGCGCGCCTTGGATCAAATTCTTGTCCGGTCCGATGACCGCGCCGAGCCCGTCATCGGTGGTGTCGTAGGAGATCGACCTCGGGAAGTGCTTGAAGGTCGCGTGCCCTTCTGCGTCGGCGCGCATCCCGTTTTTCACGTTCACGGCACCTTTCGCCACGACCCGCTTCAGCTTCGGCGTGATATCGGCGGGGATCGCTTCCAGGTCGTCTGCCAGCTTGTCCACCTGGCTCATGTCCACTTCGGACACAGCGGGCTCCTCCCTGGTTCAGCCGGTGATTTCCTCCACCTGGCAGCGCAGCGCGGTCCCGTACGACTTCCGGTCACCAGAGCGGATGCGGAAGACACGGCCGACGTTGGCCGGATCGATCGAGCCAGTAATCTCGACAACCAGGCCAGTGCCGACCGGCGCTGTTCCGGTGATCGGCAGGTGCAGCTCGGTCGGGGTCACAGTGAACTGGTGCTCACCCGCGTCCGGCGTGCTGGGGAACGACGCGCGCTGGTTCTGCAGCTTGCATTTCCCGCTGTACACCGGGTTCCCGTACGTCGGTGTGACTTTCCCGGTGTTCGGGTCGGTGGTTTCGCCGGTGACGGCCCGGATACGGCAGGTATCGAGCATCAGCGTCTCGGCGGCACGGCGGCCACGGAGGACCGCGCTTCGGGCGGTCACCGTGATTTCACCACCGCGACAGCGCCGCCGAACCGTGCGCTGAGCCATTCCCGAGTCAGCCGGGGCAGTTCGAGCGGACCGGCCTGTTTCTCACCAGCCGCGCCCTGGTACTGCTCGGAGTAGTCGTCGATCCGGAAACCGGTCTGGTCTCCGCGGGACGCGTAGTCCCCGCCCGCCGCGCGGTTCATGCCGAGCCCGGCCAACGCGCACACGAGGTCGACGATGTCCCGCGGAACGTCGAAAAGCCCGCCAGTGATGGTGGCGGTCACGTTCGATGGCTCGTCGCAGTGGTTCTGCCACCCGTGACGGCGCCACAGGCGCCCGCCGACGAGCTTCCAGTCAGAGACCGGGGTGTCGTCAATCAGGACGCCCGTCACCGACACCACGGGCCCGCCGGGCGGGGTGAGCCATTCCTCCAGCCCGCCGGGGAAGGTGACAGTGAACGTCTCCCGGGTGATCGGCACGCCCGCCGCGTCCCGGACAGCGTCCTGAGCGGCCGCGAGAAACGCAGCCGCCTCAACGCCATCCGGGACGAGGATGTTCCGGGCGGTGAGGTCGGCCACCGTCGCCAGGTCCTGCAGTGCCACGGTGGCCTCCCTCTACTTCGCCAGGTCGATCAGGTCCTGCTTGGTCGCGGCCTCGGCGTCGTTGGGGTCCATGCCGAGGGCGTTGACCGCGTAGCCGACCCATTCGGCTTTGGCTGCGTTGACCGCCGGCCGCGGCGGAACCCCGTTTGTAAGTTCGCTGCCGGTGTCCTCGGTGTCGTCGACCGGTTCCTGCCACGGGGACCCGTCCGGGTTGACCCGGCGCAGGTATCCCTTCGTGACCTTGTCCTGCATGTGCTCGTCGAGCGGCAGGTCCATGCCGATGACCTGCCCGCTTTCGCTGTGGAAGTGCGCGAGTTCGCGCGGTTCGTCGGCCATCAGGTGTTCCGCGGAACCTTGAGCGCCACGATCGTCCCGACGATCGTGGTGGCGTCGATCAGCATCGAGCCGTCGTTCTGCAGGAACCGGCCCGACTCGAACGGGCCGATGTCGCGGGTCTCGACGCCGACGGTGATCGACAGGTCGCCCAGGCCCGCGGCGAGCGCGGGCGGGTAGGAACCGGTCTTGATGGTGAGGTTCCCGCCGGTGCTCGCGACGACCCGCAGGACCGTCTTTTCGGGCTCGGCCTTGGCGATCACGTGGTCGTTGGTGGCGTCGATCGTGGTCGGCGTCGCGACCACGCTGCCGTTCGGGACGGCGCTGGTGTACGGGATTGCGGTGCGTGCCATCGTGGATCAGCTCCTATCAGGAGATCGGGTTGGCGTAGGCCACGGCGATCGAGTCGGGACGCAGCAGCTTCGCGCCGTAGAGCGCGAGACCCTTGACCGCATCGGCGAACTTCGCTTCCGGGCGGTAGGCCTCGGTCTTGTTGATCTGCTCGGCGAAGCTGATCGCCGACTGCACACCGGCCTGGATCACGTGCACGTTGCCGGTCGGGTTGGGCACGTTGTTGGATTCGAGGATGTCGAACCCGGCCGCGCGGCCGACCATGCCGTTGCGCAGGCCCTCGCTGGTGCCGGACTCGTTCACCTTGATGAACCGGGAGTCGAGCAGCAGCTGCGCGTGGAACTCCGGGGACACCACGACGTAGCGGCCCTCGGTGGGGACGTTCGCCCGCGACAGCTTCGTGCGCAGCGGCACCAGCACCTTGTCGTAGGCGTCGCTGGGCGTGGTGAACACGTTCACCGCTGCACCGGTCGAGCCGATGACGTTCGCGGTCTGCGCGCCGGTGTAGAACGACGCCACGAACTGGTCGACGGTGTCGGCGAGCTTGTAGGCTGCGCGGCTCATCGCCTCCGGGATGACGTTGCCCTTGGCCTGCCGAGCGTCGACGTCGTCGACGAAGAACGCCCAGTACTTCGCCTGGTCCACGACCAGGGTTCGCTGTGCGTCCGACAGCTCCTCCGGAGCGATGACGGTGGAGTTGGCGTTGTAGGTGCCGATCGTCGGGTCACTGATCGAGGTGATCCGGACCGTGTCTCCGGCCTCGCGGATGTCGCCCTCGTAGTCGCGGTTGACGATCCCCGGACCCGCGTACACGAGCGCCTTGCGCAGGGAGACCAGGAGATTGGCGGACCAGATCTCCGGGCGGAAACGAGTGATGGCCACTGTGGGGCCCCTTTCTGGTTAGCCCGCACCCATCAGATCCGCGAGTCGGCCCTCGTTCTGGGCCTTCACGATCTGGTCGGGCGTCATGGTTTTGAGCTCGGCTTCGGTGACCTGCTTCTTCTTCGTGCCGGCCTTGCGCGCGGCCCCGCCGTCACCGGTGCCCTGGAACCTCTTCGCCGTTGCGGCTGCCAGGTAGGGCTTGTTCTTGATCAGCTCGTCGATCGCGTCCGCGATCTCGTCGCTATCGACCTCACCGTTCTCGTCGACCTCGAACTGCGTGAGATCGAGAAAGGTGAGGGCGTCCTTCGGGTCGGCCAGCTTGCCGGTCGCGGCAGCCCGGATCTCCGATCGGATGATCCGCGCGTTCGCCTTCGTGGCCGCCGCCGTCTCCGCCTCACGGCGGATCTGGTCGACGTCCGGCTCACCGTCCTTCGTGGACCCGCTCTTCAGCGTGTCCCGCTCGGCCTCGGCGGCGCGGCGCTTCGCTTTCTCGTCGCGCAGTTTGGCCTTCATGGCGTCGAGCGCCTTCTTGCCCTTGTCGCCGAGATCCTCGGCTCCCTCCGGGTCGCCTTCCGGCTCCTCGTCAGGATCGTCCTCGGGTTCCTCGGCGGGGTCGCCCACCGGCTCGCCCTCCGGGTCCTCGTCGGGATCGCTGGCGCCCGCGATGGGCCAGATCGGCTGTTCGCCGCCTTCGCCGGGGCGGGCATTGCGCCAGCCAACGGCCTGGAGGCCGGTTCGCGGGTGGATGGGCAGGATCGTCTCGATCATTCGGGTACTCCCCATTGCGGGTGTTGGTGAAAGCCGCGCGTTGCGCGCTGCTCAGACGATGTAGCCGTGCTGGCACAGCAGCTGCACCGCTTCTTCCCGCGAGCTGGCCTCGCGGTAGATCTGTTCCGGCATCAGCCGGGCCCGGCCACCGAGCCTCCGCCCAGCGGTGCCGCGGCGCGTGATGCCCGTCCGAGTCAGCTTCCGCGCCCCGGCGACGTACATCCCCTTGTGCGCGTTCACGATCTGCGCCATGTCGGCACCGTCGCGGATGGCCTGGTCGTCCGCTTTGGACAGTCCCTTGACCCGGCCTTCCTCGAACGCACGCCGCGGGTCGGTGGTGAAGTCGTCCCCGGTGTCCTCGGCCGTCGGGATGTGCACACAGTCGCACTGCGGATGCCGTTCGAATCCCTGGCTGTACCGGTAAACCCGCCCCGCGAGGATGATGCACCGCGGACACGAGTCCCCGACGACCATCCGCGTCCACGACACCGTCGGCCGCGCCACCACGGCGATCCCGTCCGCGACCCGGCCCGCATCAGCCACCTGCGTGCGCGTGATCAGATCGAGCCGGATCTGCCCGACGGCGAGTGCCTGCTTCGATGTGGCGCCTTTCGCGATCGCCGCCTTTGCCGCGAACACCGGCCCCATCAGCAACGTCTCCAGCGGACGCCCGTCCGAGGAGATCCCCGCCAACTCCTCCGCGGCGACCCGGCCGGCCGCCGGGTCGCGGTAACCCTGCGCCCGGAGCGCCTCGGCCGTGTAATGATCGGCCTGTCGAGCCGCCGTCAACTGCGCCTGCGACACGGCCACGAACATCCGCATCAGCAGGCTCAGCCAAGACTCCTCGATCGCGCGCGGCTCGACCTGCCTCCACAGGCGTCGGCCATCCGCCCGGGCGGCCTTCGCCAGCCGGGCGCGCGCGGCGTGGTGACTGCGCGCACGATCAAGCGGCGTCACCGGTGGGCTCCTCGCCCGGATCGCCAGCCTGGCCACCGAGGCCCATGTCGCGCGCCACCGCGGCGACAGGGTCGATTTCGGCCTCGCGCTTCTTCATGTCGATCAGATCGACGATCTCTGACGGGGTGAGACCCCACTTCGCGGCGAGGTACTCGAACGGGAACCCGATCTGCGCGAGTTTCAGCAATGCGTCGGCGAGCTGCGCCTGGGACCGGGACTCCGCGTCGGCCCACAGCACCGTGCCCGCGGTGAACGCCTTCGCCTTCTTCTCGTTGCCCTGCGCCAGCGCGATCAAGCCGAACATCTGCCGGATCGCCTGCCCGAACCACAGCTGCTTCTCCTCGACCCGCTTCACCAGGCCGGTTTCGGCGGCGATCAGCGCGTCACCGGACAGGTTCGCCATCTTCCCGATGAGGTAGTGCTGTGGGGTGCGCGTCTGTGCGGCAATGTGCCCGACCGCGATCTCGATGACGTCGGTGTAAGCAGCGAGATTCGCCGCCTGCCACTCGGCGATTTTCGACTGCTCGCCGGTGATCCACAGCACGCGGTCGACCGCGAACTTCGCCAGATCCACCGGACGCTGCCCAACGACCTCGCCCTTATCGTTGAGGATCGGCGTGGTCGGACGCTCGGCGCCGAGCACGATCCGCTGCGGGAACGACGCATAGTCCGAGGCCGTGAACAGCTGTGCCCACAGCAGGTTCACCGCGTCCTGCATCGCCGTCACACCGGTGACGTCCGAGATCGGGTCATCGGCCAAGGTCGGCTTGTTCGGCAGCTCCACCAGCGGCACGACACCCATCGGGTTCGGCTGCGGATTCGGCTCGTCAGTGTCCCGCGGCGACCACTTCTTCAGTTCCTCGTCCACCGCGGACAGCAGGATCAGCTTCGTCTGCTGCCGCGTCACCGGCCGCTCGAACTTCCACACCTCGTCCGGGAGGTACAGGGTGGCGTAGTCGCAGTTGCCGTCCTGCCACTTCTTCAACGCCGCTCGCCGACGACGCCGCGACCCCGGCCAGTACGCGATGACGCACTGCGAGGCGTCCTCGAAGGTCACCTCCGGGGTTTCCTCGTCGTCAGGATTTCCCCACACGAGCCCAAAGGACCGCGCCGAGTTCACACCGCCGAGGAACCCCAGCTGCGAATCAGCGTCGAGCGCATTGGTCTGCCACACCCGCCACATCTCCGAGTCCGGCTCCTGCTCGCCGAGGCCCTTGATCCCCATCACAGTGAGCCGCTCCACCGGGGCGTCCGCGACCGGCGCGACCCAGTTGTCGGAGAAGTCGACGTACCGATCGCCGTGGTACTTCTTGAACTGATCCGACGCGTACTTCAGCGGCTGCTTCCCGCGGTAGTACCGGTCGTTGCGCTCCACCTCGGCGGATCGGTTCAGCAGTTCCTGCTCAAGCAACGCCACCAGCTGAAGGGCCTGGGCCTCGGTCGCCACGGTCACCCTCCTCAGGCGGTATAGACGAAGTTGTCGTGCTGCTTCCACAGCTTCGCGGCCGTGACGTCGCCGGCGGCCTCGTTGCAGATCACCGACACGACCGCGAGGTCGATCTTCCGGCCGTCGCCCGGCTTCGTGAGGACGTAACGGTTCTGCGGCCGGGCCGCCTTCTTCGCCGCTCCCATGTGGAGCTCGGTGTCGTCGCAGCCGTCGTGCGCGAAGCCGCTGTCGGCCTTGTTCACGTCGACCAGCAGCCGCTCGCACGCGGCGTGCATCTGGACAGGCCGGTACGTCTCGAACCGGACCACGCGCTTCTCGCCGAACTGCTCCGCCCACGTGTCGACCTCGGTCTCCCAGTACGGCGGGTCGGCGTACATCCGGATGATGTCGAAGTTGCTGAACAGCCACTCGACCGCCGCATGCACCTCCAGCCGCGGCACTTTCCCGCCGTGCTTGGCCGGGTTCCAGATAGTCGGCCCGGCCGGCGTGTACGGCGTGAACTGGTAGCCGCCGCGGGTCTGCGCGCGGATTGCAGTCCAGTCGTCTACATCGGACCCGTCGAACCCGAGCACCAGCTGAGTCCGACGCCGCAGCGGCGGGGCCTTCTTCGCCGCGCGGGCCTTCCACTTCTCGACGTCCATCCACGTGTCGAGCCCGGCCACGATCCGGTTCCCGAAGAACCGCTCCGCCTGCCCCGGGTCCTTCTCCATCAGCTCGGCAGCCTCAGCCTCGATGGAGTCGAGGTTCACGTGCGGCGAGCCCGCGTAGTTGAACGCGTGGATCTTCCGGCGATCCGCCTTCACCGAGTACTTCAGGCCCGCCGGCGGCGGCTCGTAGAACCTGAAGACGTCCTTCGCACGGGACTCCCGCGTTCGCTGCGCCGTCGAGTTCTGCGACGGGTCGTAGCAGTTCGTCGTCTCCCCGCCCCGACCGCCCATGCCCGCCGCGCCACGCCGCATCGTCTCCGCGACCTTCACCATCTTGTTCTCGACGGTGTACAGCTGCGGCTCGTCGTGGAAGTACGCCGAGATCGGGTTACCAAGCCGCGACTGCGCGCTCGAAGTGACCGCGTCGATCCGGCCTTCATTCGGCAGCCGGATGAAGCCTTCCCGCGGCAACATCAGGTCGGCGAGTGGCCCGTTTTTCGCCATCGCCTGCAGCGGTCGGTAGATGTTGTCAACCTGGTCCTTGGACGTCGCCAGCAGTTGAATCAGCGGGGTCGCCCACGGCATCCCCATCGGCTCACCCGGGTCATACGGGTACTCCCAACCGCAGCCACAGCCGTGCTCCGCGCAGACGTAGCCGTCGTCTTTCCCCGCCCAACCAGCAAACAGCGCCGGCCCGACACCCTCGTTCGACGCGAGCGTCGCTGTCCATGGCCCCTTGCCGACCTTCTGTGGTGCGATGACCTGGAAGCGCCTGTACCAGAACGCTGCCGCCCGCGTCGGGTAGCCGTTCTCGTCGTACGCCTCCGCGTCCGGCCGCACACGGTAGTGGTTGAGCGTGCACCACAGCTGCCAGTCGTAGTGCTGGAACGGCGCACCCTTCCGGAACCCGTCCGGGATGATGCAATGCCGCTCCACCCAGGCCGGCGCGACCCAGAGAGTCGGGAAGTCGACGACGTACCGCTTAGGCTCCGGCGCCATCGGTCGTGACCGCCGACATTCGCGACTTCATCTCGCGTGCCGCGGCACGCGAGTCAGCCCGGGGATCCTTCGCAGAGCTGGCGCGCTTGTCGGCCAGCTCGTCGACAGCGATCGCCCACCCGTTTTCCCGCAACCCGGCCGGCGTCAGCCCGATCTGATCGGCGAACCGGTGCAGCGAGTTCTTGTCGGCCGCTGTCGCCTCCGCGGACTCGCACAGCGCCGACGTCCGAACCCACATCGCGACCGCATGCCAGCGCCACCGCTCGTTCGCCCACGCGCATGCCTGCGGAGTCGACCACGCCCACTCCCACAGGAAGATCTCGCGCTCCCAGCGTGCTTCCGTCGCCCCCTCGTCCGGCACGCGGACCCGCTGCTTGTCCTCGTAGTACTCGTCGTACACCGTGACCTTCGTCAACGGGAACTCCGGCACCTCACCGCGGTACCCTTCAGCCGGCAACGCCGTCAGCTTCACGCCGCGCCGATCACTCCGGCCCGAGGTCGGATCCGCGCTCGGACCCGACCGATTCCGTGCTCCGCCCTTGGTCATCGTGCTCACTCCTCAGCGGCCTTGCGCCACGTCGGCGGACGCCGCCTTGCGCGACACCCAGGTGCTTGGACGGTGACCGTCCGGATGTTCTGAACCCTCCGCGCTATCCGGAGCCCTCCCCGGCGGTCCCGGTGTGATCCACTTCGGGGGGTACCCCCCAGGGGGTATGGAGTCTCGGTGATCGACTCCGCGCCGCGTTGTGGATCACCGAAGATCGAATGTGCCTGCCGTCAGCGTGCGTTCCAGCCGCCCGGCTGAGCTTCAGCTGTGTGCTTGCTATGGCACCGAGCGCAGATTCCGCGCCCGTGCTTAGGGTCGTTCGGGTTCTCGCCGCGCAGCACGAGCGTGCGTCGGTCGATCGGATGATGGTCTGCGTGCACTGACCATGCGCGTCCGCACAGTTGGCAGATCGGGTGCTTGGCCAGCACGCCCCGGCGGAACCGGGTCTCGTGTGCCCGGTCGTACCCGCGGTCGCGTGCACTGCCTCGACGTTGCTCAGCTGCGCGCTCGTGCTCGGTGCAGCGGCCAGTGCCAGCGGGCACCAGCTCGGGGCACTGGGGTACCGAGCACACCTTGAGCGCCCTCGGCATGGTGACTACTCGCGCCCGTCCCAGGCGTGGTGCACAACCATCCAGCCCGACCGGTCCTCGCCTTGCACATGCTCGACGTAGGGCAGGCAGGCGCAGTCATCGCCCGGGGTGTGACCCACCACGTCGTCCACGGGGGTGACCTCGGAGCCGGTATCAGTGGGGGCGACCAGCCACCCGGTGCGCACGGCCATCCGATACCCCTTGATCGTTCTTACCCGCCGGTTGGGAGTAGGCATCTTTCCGCAGGTCAGCGGGGTGCATGGTGTTTCGAGTAGGTTTCGAGTAGGCGCGCCCGTCGCGCTGCCCGCGGGGCATGAGAACGGCCCCCGTGCCTACCTGCAGAGCAGGCAACGAGGGCCGGTCTGTCGTCTGGCTCCCGCCCCCGGGACTGGTCACGGCCAGTAGACGTGTCCCCGGTTGCTGCCGCTCGCGCAGAGCAGCCGTGTCCGGCGAGGCAATCGGGCTTCTCTGCGCGTCAGCCCGCAGCGGCCGGTGGGCATAGCTCACGCCCGGGGTAAGCGTGACACACGCGATCACCTGGGGCAATCACTGGGGTGGATCTTGGGTGTGTCGTGGTGTTCTATCCGCCCCCGCATTACTATCTAGCCCCCCTTTACATTTACTATCTAGTGGGGGTAGAGTACGGTCATGGTGTTCAAGCCGATGAAACGAGCAGACGTCATCACGGCACTGGAGTCGAACGGCTGCCGGAAGCTCCGCGACTCCGGCGACCACACCGTCTACGGCTGCCCGTGCGGCAAGCACCGCGCCCCGGTGCCGCGCCACAACAGCATCACGCCGGGCGTTGTCCGCAGCATCGGCAAGCAAATGGCCTGCCTACCCCAGGGATGGTTGCAGTGAAGACCTACACAGCGACAGCGACCCGCGAAGGCGGGTGGTGGATCGTCGAGGCCGACGGCATCGGCACAACCCAGGGACGCACCACCGCCGAAGCGCAACGCATGGCCGTCGACATGGTCGCCCTCATGGAGGACGTCGACCCGTCCGAGGTGACCGTGGACGTCACGTTCGTGCCGCCGGGCGGGTTGGCGGACGAGGTCCGCGAGGCCCGCGAGGCGACGCGCCACGCAGCCGAAGCACAGGAACAGGCTGGACGGAAGACGCGTGCAGCGGTGCATCGGCTCCTCGCCGCGGGCATGTCAAAGCAGGACGCAGCCCGGATTTTGCGGGTAGCTCCTCAGCGCATCAGCCAGCTCACGAAGCAGCGTGAGAAGTAGGCCCGGAGCCGATGGCGTCCTTGCAGCCGGGGCACAAGATGCCGCCCGGCCCGGCCGGCGCGGTGCCGCACTTCGAGCAGATCGGGGTCGTTGGGTCGTCGCTCATGTCGGGATCCTCGCATCCCTACGGTCGAGGTACGCCAGGATCTCCCGGAGGCTGTAGCCGCCGTCACCTCGGGTGATGTGGCCGCGGCGCACCCACTGGCGCAGCGTGGCCGGGCCGATCCGGTAGCACTCGTCGCCGGTTCGGTCGGCTTCCTGGGCGAGGAGGAGGACGACGTCCGCGGCGCGGGCCCGGCCGGTCACCGGCGTGCCTGCCCGGCAAGCTCCGCCTGCCGGTTCGCCCAGCGGGCATCGACGAGGCGTCGGCGGCGCGCCCGGTCCTCGGCGATGGCGCGGTCGAGCGGGCCGCGGACCCGCTCGACCGTGAAGTCGCGTTCCACGTTGAGCCCGAACCCTGCCAACTGCTTGAGGAACCAGTCTCGTTGCGCGTCAGTGGCAGCGAAGTCGGACAGGGTGCTGCAGGTGCCGATGCGCTCGGCAAGCAAGTCGTCGCGGCGGCTGATCCGCCACAGCCACGGCATGTTGTGCTGCCTCTGGATCTCAGGCGGAAGCAGGCTGTCTTCGCTCACGTGTTCGACTGTAAGTAGCGTGACAGCCGAGGTCAACCGACGTGTACCCACCGGCGCCGTCGTGCCCGTGCCAGCTGCAGCAGCACCCGCGCCCGCCGAGTGTCGCGCGGCTGGCCACGGAGGAACAGGTCACGAGGCGGACGGCCCTCGTACCATTCGACGCTCGTGGGCTGGCGGGGAGTTTCCTCACGCGGGACACCGAGCTTTGGCAACGCCACATACCAGCACGGCGGACGGATGCCGAGACGAGCTCTCACGCTCATGGCTTCCACTCCTCGCGGTAGTCCGGGTGACCGGCGTACGGGAGGGCGAGCAGGAGAAGCGTCTCGCACGGAGCGTCCTCGTGTTCGACGTAGCGGAACCGATTGCCGCCAGCGTCTTCGTCTTCGCCTGTGTAGACGCACGTCGGGCATTCCAGGTCGCCATCGTGGCGCTTGCGGGGCGTGTGCAGCTCGATGATCCGTCGTTTGGCGTCGACCTCGGCGAGCACCCGGGCCGGGTCGTGGCGGGCGATGTGCGCGCGGTACGCGAAACCCAACTCGTTCGGATCCGAACCTGCAACGTAGCCGAGATTCCCGTAGGCCAGCTTGTTGTCACGGATCTCTGTCGGATCGACCTGCACCCCGAACGGTCCGGACACCCACCGAACGGGGCAGCAAGCTTGTGCGTGCTGTTCGTCTTCCTCAAGGCGTGCGCGGAGGAACGCGATCAGGTCATCCATCAGCCCAACGCCTCCCAGTCGCCGAGGCGTTCGAGCTTGCGTGCCAACACGGCGCGCGGGTCAGCATGTTCGCGACGACGCATCGCGGCCAGCTGGCCAGGCGTCGGGTTCAGGCCGCCCAGCGCGGCGACCTCATATTCCCGGTGCCCACAGAAGCCGCATACACCGCCCTCGGAGAACCACCGGTTACGGTCGCACCGGATGCAGAAGAACGTCCCCGGTAGGGCGCCAAGGCTGATCAGGTCATCCACGGGCGCGCCTTTCCTCTTCCGGGTCGATGCCGAGGATTGGCCGGTCTCCGGCGATCTCCCGCAGCTCGGTCGACGGCTCCCGGCCAACGTACATGCCTTCCGGCATCGGCTCGACCGGGTGCATCGCGCCGTGCTTCTCCGTGGCGCCGACGAGCCAGCGCAGCACCTTCTCCTCGCTGTCGAGCCCATCAGGGACGGTGATGTCCGCGAGCCATGGGTGCTGTTCGAGCAGCCATGGCTTGACTACGTCCGCGGCGCGGGGCAGTTGGTGGGTGAAGTGCGCTTGCCCGGTGACGAAGCCGATGAGCTCGTACACGCCCGCGATGTGGTTGGGCGACACCAGATGCCCATCCGTGATCGAGAGGAGCTGCCCGAGGTGGAATTCGCGTGTGGCCATGGTGGTCATCCTGCCTTGGTGGTGGGTGGGCATGCTGCTGTCTCCTGCGCTGCTTCCAACCTGACTAAATCGAGACCGTCATATGTGCGTTTGCACGCCTTGCATTGGGCTGGTTTGCCGACACCGGCCCAATGCACCTGCCCGTCGCAGGTGACGGTGAGGCAGGCGCCGAGGGCTCGTTGCGGGGCGTCGCCGGCCAGTTGGCGGGCCATGTGGTGTAGCTCGGTGAGGTCGCCGACAGCGTCGTCGACCCAGTCCTGTCCGCCGAGCCACCAGGCGTTGCGGGTGACGTAGTCCGCGTCGGTGTCGAGATTCCCGCCGGGGCGGGACTCGTCGCGCTCCTCGGCGATCGCGTCCGCGAGGTAGCGGAGGCGCCCGGGGATGGACGCGACCCAGCTGCCCGCGTCGTCCGGGCGGCGCGTCACGGCGTCACCGTGCTCGTCCACGTCCCCCGCCAACGACCGCGGATCAAGCGCCGCGATCACGTCGTCACGGGCCGGAGAGTGTGGCCCGTAGCCCGGGGACATCCTGCCCGTCATGCCCCGACCCGGCTCCACCATGAACGGGAGGATCAGCGTCGCGTACACCACGATCTCCCGCACCAACCGGATCAACCGGTTCACACAGTCGTTGCACGAGTACGCGACGCTCGTCGCGTCCTTCTGGCGGCACACGTGGCACTTGCCGACAGCGACCTCGGTCGTCACGATGCCTCCTCCAGGGGTGGTTTCGATGTCAAATGCCAACTGCCGCAATACGGACACTGGTAGGCGCGACGCTCCAGACGCCTGCCCGGATGCGGTGTCGCCCAGATACTCCCCAGCACCTCGTCCGCGCGGGATTCGCTGCGGTACCGGGCTTTCCCCGTCACCGGGCAGCGGGCGGACACAAGCCCTCCTCGTGCCCGTCCTCCTTGGCTACAGGGGAGGCAGACGCGGGGAGCAGCGGCTCCCACAGGAGCCGAATGTGTTCTGCCCGTTCGGTCAGCCACTCGCGCACGGCTGGCTCGTCGGCCTTGCAGACCTCGACCTCAGTGCAGCGGAAGATCCCCTTGCGCTGCAGCATCCAGAACACCTGGAGCGTCCAGGCGTGGTCGCGGTCGCCGAACCGATCTGCGTACTCCTGACGACCAGCCAGCGTGTCGTCCTCGATGAACTCGCGCGGCTTCCAGTCCCAGCGGAACACGAGGTTCCTGTCGAAGTCGTTATCGCCTTCCGACTCGACGAACCCTTCCCACGACCCGTACCGCTCGTAGTAGCCGGTCGAGAAGTAGTTGCCCTCCGAGCAGTAGTACGGGTGATCGATTTCCCAGAGCTTCATCGCCCCTCCTCCGGCTTGTGCTCCACCACGTGGCCGTGCGGGAGTGGCTTCCCTGCGTGGGGGTTCGGGATGATGTGCGGCGCCCAGCGTTCGAGCACAGCCTGCATCTCGGGCGTGCGGTCGAACGTCCCCGGTGACCTCCCACGGGCGTGGATCCTGCAGCGGTGCCTTTATCTCGATGGCTGCCCGTTGTGGTCCTTGCTCGTACGGGTCCCCGGTGTTCTGGGAGTTGGTGTACGCCTCGGAGTCCGAGTGACCGGTAGCGGCGGTTTCCTCGCGCGGGGCGGGCTCCGGTTCGACGCCTGCGCACACCGCGCACCAGAGCGGCTGTTTCCCGTGCTTGCATCGGGAGTCGATGCGCATCCTGGACGCTTCCTCGCGTGGAGCGGCAGCGGGCTCCGAACTCCCAGTTTGGGAGAAGTTGGGAGTTCGCTGGGAGTTCGGCTCCTCGCTCGACGCCTGGGCGGGTTCAGCGTCCAGGCACCCGCTCAAGCAACCGCAGCAGCCTCCGCACGGTTCCGGGGAACCCCCGCACATTCCCTGGTTGCATTCGCCGTCAAGGCAGCGCGACGGCTCCTCGCGGCCCGGCTCGCGGTCGAGGATGGCACGCAATTCCTTGAATCTTCTGTCTGCGTCGTCGTCCCATGAGACGCCGTCGGGCCAGTCGGAGTCCAGCACGGCGCGGATGTCCGCGCGCAGCTTGGTCAGGTCGGTGTACGCGGAATCGCTGGCGGCCTGCTCTCCCTGCGCAAGGCCAGCGGCGAACGCCGCCTCGACATCTCCGAGCGGGCCGACGGCGTCGGCGGGCAGCTCGGGGGCCGAGAATCCTGACCAGGCTTCAAAGAAATACCCAGGCCCCGAGCGAAGGAACACTCTCTCGCTTGGGCTCCACCACACGTCTGGCACGCGCGGGGGGTCGGCGTCGGTCACGGTCGTTCCCCTTCCAGCCAGCCGCGCGCCACGTCCACGGTCACGGGGCCGTCGGCCCGAACGAAGTCGATCACTTGCGCCAGGTGCGCGGGACAGGCCCGCGACCCGTACGTCACATCCGCCGAAGCGCGCACCCGGAACCGGGCAGCGTGGGAGCAGCGGTCTCCCCGGGGAGACAGGCCGGTGCAGGGCGGGGTGTCGGCGTCGGTCATCGCTTCTCCAGTTCCGCAACCAGCTCGTCGATCTCTTCCTGGTGCCACCACTTGTCCGGGCGCTCCGCCATCTCCGCCAGCGCGGCGGCCAACGCTTTCGCTGTCGAGCAGTCGAGGACGTTGCCGGTGTCGTTGCCGAGCGCGTCGTTCGCGGCGTTCAGCATCCGCTCGGCCCACTCGCTCATCGCTGTGCCTCGCTGTCCGATTCGACACGCGCCAGCGTCGGGTACAGGTCGCGATGCGACTTCGCGGCGCGGAGAACTTTCGCCACCACGGCGGAATCCTTCGGATAGGGCTCGCCGGAACTGCGCGGGAACGCGTGGCCCCACAGCACGCCATGGACGTGAGCGAGCACGATCGCTTCGCGGACGAGTTTCGCAGTGCGTTTCCCGAGGATCATCGCTGTGCCTCGCTGCTCTCTTCAGTCCACGACCACACGTCGAGTCCCATCTGGTCGAAACCGCGGAACACCCAGTGGCCGTCGGTGTTGAGCGGTTCAGGCGCATCAGGCATCGCAGCGTCCGGGTATCGGGATTCATTCACGGGTGCGCTCATCTCTGTGCCTCGCTGTCCGCCTGGCGCTCGACAGGCTGGGCTGCACATTCCCGACGCGCCGAGTCCACGAGAGCCTGCCACTGCTCGATGATCGAATCTTTCAGGTCGACGTACACATCATCGGCGACCCACGAATCAGTTCGACCGCCGTACCGGTACCCGTACTCGTCGGACACGATCACCTGTGCGGGCACGGTGTCACCGGGGAAGAACACACGCGGCTTCGTCTCGCCGGCCGGTTCCTCGCTGGCTGTGCGGAGAGCGTCGGCGTGCGGCTTGCAGTACTCGCCGTCCGTGGCGTTCGCGATGCAGTAGCCGCCGTCTTCCCGGGACACGCCGGGTATCACCTGGTACTTGCACGGCACGTAGCCGCGCGCCGGTTCCTCGCGGTCCGCGCCCACCCACGACTCGATCAACCGAACGGTCTTCGCTGTCGACCGCGTATCCACCGCGCCGTTCTCAACCTTGTGCAGCTGCCTTCGCCAGTCGGCAGGCAGCACGGCAACCTCGCGGTCCGTGACGTAGCCGCCTTCGCGCAGCCAACGAGTCAACTGGACGGCCATCCCACGCAGCGTGTCCGTGGTGGTGGAGAACCAATCCGAGTCCGCAACTTCCCGCCCCGCGTGGAGATCTTGCAACCTGTGGAAAAGGAACTGCTCGACATCGCACGCCGTTTCCTCGCGGTCCGGCAGAGCCTTCGCGCCGTGCACGATCTCCAGATGTGTCCACAACGCGTGGTAGACGACGCTGTGCGGCTCGCCAAGGCTCTGCACGTAGCAGTGGGCGCAGTAGTAGTCAGGGCATTCCAGCTTCAACGGCTCGACGGTCCGCGCCGGTTCCTCGCGGTCCGTGACGGGCTCGGCGTGGTCGTGGAAGACGATACGGGAGATGCGCCCTATGACGGCACCGTAGTCGTTGATCGGGTCGAGCACCTCGGCGCGTACCTGGTCGAGTTTCGCCGCCAGCCCGTCACGCTGCTTCCGCACCAGATCGCGTTCACGCAGGGCCAGCATTTCGAGCGTGCTGCGCACATGGTCGACGGTCGTGGGCTCGCGGTCCGTGACGGGCACGGCGAAGTAGGCCGCCGTCATCTCCCGCACCCGGTTGAGGATCTCGTGACAGTCGGGGTGGTTGACGGTGTCGTGGCACGGGTCGTCGTCGCCGACCGCGTCACTGATCGCGACCAGCGTGCTGCGCGCCTGGTCGACGATCGTGGGCTCGCGGTCCGTGACGGGCTCCATAACTGGCTTCGAGCCGGTCAGGGCAGCGCGGATGTGGCTGAGCGGGAAGAGCCCGGGGTCGTACCGGTTGACGACCGCCAGCGCGGCCTCGATCCGCTCCCGGGCGTCGTCACGCTCACGCTCCAGCCACATGTGGGTACGCTCGATCGCCTCCGAGTCCCGCAGCACCGACAGATCTTGCTCAGCCGCGGCGAGCTTCGCCTCCGCGGCCTTCTTCCGTTCCGCGAGTAGCGCCACGTCCGCGACTACACCCTCCCCGGTGCCATCTGTCACGTTCGGGCCAAGCGCTACGTCGAGGATCTTCTCGATATCGAGGCGCAACTCCGCGGCTTTCGCCTCCGCGGCATCGGCGCGGGCGATCGCCTTCTTGGCTTCCTGCCCGATCTCGTGAGCGAGGATCCGATAGTGCTCGGCGAGGACGGCGGGATCATCGCTGTGCGCCGTTTCCTGGCCCGCATTCGGCTGCTCGCTGGCGAGGTTCCAGGTGTAGCAGGTGCAGTTCGGCTCCGCGAAGTCACGATGGGTTTCCCCGTGCCCGGCAGCCTTGGTGCACCGGACGTGATCGTGATCCGGGTGCTGTGCGTCGCATTTGCCCGTTCCGCCCGGCTGGTTCGGCCGCTCGCTGACGTTCTCGTTGTCCAGACCCTGACTCATCGGGGCAGCTCCTCAATCGTCACACGGACACGCTGGCCATCGACCGTCCCCAGCCACGCCGATACTGTGCCCTCCTCGTTGGATTCGGCTGAATCGAGATCGATCACGAACGACTCCTGATCGACCAACTTTCCGTCACGGTCAAGCTCGATCGCAGTGAACGTCACCAACCGCGTCGTTCCCTCGCTGGCGTTCTCGGTCTGGTCAGGCATCCGGGTCTCCTTCGGGGTTTCGGGGCTCCTGACGGAGCTGGTCTGCGTCGAGCAATGCGCGACGCAGGTTCGGCGGCCGGAGTTTCGGGCGGCAGTCGTAGCAGGGACGCGGATGATCAGCGTCCCGGTCCACCCAGCCGTTCCCGTCGCAGCGCGGGTCATGCAACGGCAGTTGGGGTTCGTCGTCGTCGATCCGTTCGCCGGTTCGGTCGTGGCTCATGCGGTGTCCTTGGCGGGGAGCCCGCGCCGACAGGCGGCACAGGTGGGTGTTCCGTCGGGGCGGTGGTGGGCAGGGAGGCCGTGCGGACATTTGCGGGGGCGAAGCTGGATCGGCTCGGTTGGGTCGCGCGCGGTCGGTGGTTGCGTTGGGTCCGGGCCAGAAGGTTGGTCGCTTTTAGGTGGTTGGTGTAAGTGACTTGGTAGGCGCTCGGAGCTGCGAGCGGTCAATAGGCCGGAGCGAGCGGTCAATAGGCCCGTAACGGTGTTTTCCGAGCGGTCAATCGGTTCGTCCGCCGCGGATTGACCGCTCTCTATGGCGAGCAGTGAATCCGATTTGTCCACAGGGGACGGTGCCGATTGAGCGCTCTCCTGGGCGAGCGGTGAATCGTCGGATTGAGCGCTCGCTATACGGAGCGATGAAACTTCGGTCGGCGGCAGCAGCGACAGACTGTCCACATCAGACGGAAGCGTCAATCGGTACTCCGTGGCGCGCCCACGACCCGACCGGCCGCCACCACGCGCCACGACCTCGATCAGACCCGACTCCCGCAACGCGGCCACCAGGCGCCGTACCGTGCTCGCTCCCTGCCCCGTCACAGCAGCGAGGACATCGACCCCCGGGCGTACGCGGGTGCCGTCGGCGTCGGCGTACGTCGCCAGCGTCAACGCGACCAGCTTGAGCCGCATCGGGAAGTCAACCCGGCGCACGACGCGTTCCCATTCGAACCGTCCGCACGGCTGCTGCCCATCGACCGACACGATCGTCAATCGTTCGGCTCCTTTCCGGGTGGTGCACGGTCCCGCCCGTACCGGGGAACGACCGGGACCGCGAGATCAGGCGGTAGCGACGAAGCCGGGGTGCTGGCTGGCCATGTGCCGCGCGACGTCCCGGAACGACCGGTTGCAGCACGCACAAACACCAGCGGCGGCGCGCTTCCTCTGCTTGGTGATGACGCCGCGGAGAGCAGCGTTCGAGCGCTCGGCTGCCTCGCGCTGGTCACGCTGGTGGGTCGCGTTGGACTCCGCCCATTCCAGCCGCCGCTTGAGCTTCGTTGCTTCGCTCTCCCGGAACACTAGGCTGTGGCCGTTGGGGCAGTAGAAATCGCCGCCGTCCTCGCGACGCTTCCGCATGAGGTAGTCCGGCATCGCGAACGGCACGCCGCACGTGACGCAGTGCGTGGAGACCAGGGTCAATTCCGCGTTCAGGGTGTAGGTGGTCACTGCTTCTGTCCTTCCTGGACGGTGGGGGCAGCGTGGCCGTCATCTTTTGCGGACGGCAAGCTGGCGATGTGGTCGCGCCACGGGCCTTCGAGTCCGCCGAGGCCCACGAGCGACACCCATGCCCACGCGTCGTCGCACGAGCACTCGCCTCGGTAGGTGTTCGGGTTGATGCCGGAGTGTTCGACGGTGAGCCGGTGCTGCACCTCGGGTGTCGCGTTCACGGGTACCTCCACCTCCATGAGCGGGATCTGGTTGGGGTCGACCGGGTGGTGGTCGACGGGCCGCGCGGCAGAAGGGCGGGCTTTGCTGCTGCGGAGTTTCGGCTCGGGCGGGCCGAACAGCTTCCGGTAGCAGACCGGCCCGTACTTGCGCCGCTTGCTCTCGACGTCCTTGAGCGGCCTGTGGCACTTCTCGCACACAGACGCGGTCATGCGGCCCGCCTCAACGCGGCGTCGATCGCGTCCGGGCGGACGCCGAACCGTTGCGCGACGGCTTCGACGCTGTCGGTTTCCAGCAGCCACCGCAGTTCCCCGGCCGGTGGCAGCGTCCCGCGCCGACGCTCGGCAGCGGCACGCTCCCGATCCCGCACACGCTGGTCCCGCTTCTTGAGCCGCTGATACTCGCGTTCCCCCTCGACGACCCACAGCGACCGGTTGCCGCCCGCGTAAGCGGTGTGCGCGCGGCGCAGATACCGGGTCAGCGGCGACACCGACAGGTCGACCGGGCGCGGCTCCACGGCCGGGATCTCCCCGGTCGGCCGGACCGGGTCGCCGTCGGCGAGCGCGGCGGCGAGCACGCCGAGCACCTCGACGACACGCGCCGGGTTTTGCCGGGCCTGCCCGATCAGGCCCGCGACATGGTTGGCGAATTGGCCCTCCGAGGCCAGCTGCACCAACACTCCCGCCTGCCGTCTTGCGGCAGGACTGCCGATCACTTCGGGACCTTCTTCCGCCCGTTGCGCGACACCGCGACCCACCGGAAGTTGACGTCGACTATCCCGAGCATCTGCAGGATGTCCACGGCCTCAGCCGAGTCTCGGGCCTCCAGCTTCACCCGCCGCACGCACGCCGCGGTTTCCTCTGGCGTGCCCTTCCCGATCGGGCCGCCGAGCACGCCGTGCGCCTGCTCCGTCGGGGTAGCGAACCGCCTGTGCTTCGAGGTCATTCGCCACCGCCACGGCTGACCAGTACCACCGGTGCGCCGTCGAGGATTGCGAGCGCGCCAGCAACCTTGTCGACGTTCGGGATCGTCGGGTTCCCCAGGATCGCGCGGGCATGGTTCACGCGCGTCCACAGGCGCCCGTACTCGACGTGCATCGTGATCCATCCGGGACGCGCACGCTCCATCTGCTTGGCGTGCTGCTGCATCAAGACCTCGGTACGGCGCCGGACTTCCGCGTCCGGTAGTTCCGGCGCCCACTTCCGGCTCATGACACACCCGGCCGAAGCACAGCCCACGAGGCCACGTCCTGAGGCAGCAACGACATGGTCGGCCAGTGCGAGTGATGCCCGGGCGGAACCCACACCACCGACCACGGCCGCGCCCGGCCCCCGTAGAACCGTTCATCGTGGACAGCGACCACACCGATCGGTGACACCCGGAACTCCGCAGGCATCGGCGGGGCGGCCAGGCGGTCGCAGATCGCGTTCAGCTGCTGCACCGTGATCGTCATGCTGCTTCACCTTTCCGGTGATAGTCGGTGGTGTCGTCGTCGATGAGCACCGGGCCCCATTGCCAGTGCTCGAACGGCACAGCAGCCGGGTCCGCGTCGCGATCGACAAGCCACCCGTGCTCCTTCGCCTCGTCCGGGTTGGCGTGCACCCATCCATGGCAGGGAGGGCAGAGCCGTAACCCGTTCGACGGCGCCCACGTCCCGCCCTGCGACCGTCGTTTCCGGTGATGCCAATGCATCACCCCGCCCGCGCCGCACTTCTCGCAGCACTTCGAACGGTCGGCCACCCGCGCCCGGCCGTTCGCCTCGGTCCACTCCGAGCGGCGCTCGGCCTTTGTCCGGCCGCGGGTGCGTTTCATCGGGGAGCGTTTCAGCCCGGCGCCGCGGGGCAGGAACCCGCGGCGCTGCAACGGAGTCCGCCTAAGCATCGGCACCGTCATCAGGCGTGGAATCCAGGTGCTCGCGGTACCGGTCGAGCAGGTCTGCCGGTGCGGTCGCGAACGTCTCGCCGCCCAGGCCGCCTGCCCAGCACGTGAAATTGGCGTCGATCTGTGGAAGCGCCCATCCGAACCGGCGTGACGCGTAGTTGCGGATGGTTCCGCGGATCGCGTCGGCGTCGCGTTTGTCGACTGGCTTAACGGCCGCCCGGGCAGGCGGTCTGGCAGCGCGGCGACGCCGTGGCGACTGCGTCTTCCACAGATCCAACGCCATCCCGAATGACTGGCCAGCGTTGCGGAGCGCGTCCCCGATGACTTCCTTCGTGGCGGCGGTGCCGCGGCGCCCTTCGGCGTCGCCGTATCCGAGCCGGGACACCCCGGCCACGGTGAGCCGGATCCACAGGCCGCCGTAGCTGTCGAACACTGGGTTGCCGTTGTCGTCGCGCCCCAACGGTTCCCAGTCCCACCCCGGGTCGGCCTCGATAAGGCGTTCCCGGATGTGGGCGTGGCCCACGTAGTCGAGGTGCTCGTGCGCGACGGTGAAGACCTCGCCGCAGCTCTCGCAATGCGAGGCCTCATGCTCCGCGCAGACCGCGCCCGGCTGGTCCCGGTCCAGCAGCTCGCAGGCCGGGCAGGTGATGATCGGCCGCTGCCGGACCGCGGAATTCGGGAACTTGCGGCGCAGCTTTTTGAGCGCGGCTTTCTGTTCGTCGGTGAGGGTCACGCCGACCGCCTCTCGGGCTCAGCCTCGGGCGCGGTGAGCAGGTCGAGCAGAAGGTCGCCGTCGGCCAGCATTTCCAGCGCCGCGGCCCCGCCGTCCGGCGCGGTTTGGCACTTCACCGTCCCGCCGGTACGGTCGATCACCACGCCCGGGATCTCGGCCTCGCCGTCCGGCGCCATCGGTGCACCGTTCGCCGTGGACAGGTCGAGCACCTTGCGGCGCAGCTCGTCCGCCACCACCGTCACCGACTTCACCAGATGCGTCGCACCGGCCAGATACAGCGCTTCCGCGACTTCCTTCTCCGACCCGGTGATCTCGAACGCCGGTTGCGTCGCATCCGGGTACGCTTTCGCCGCCCACGCCGCGAACGCGGCCGTGTCGGCGATCCGCGCGGACACCTTGATGTCCTCCCGCAGCACCGTGCCCAGCCGCCAGCCCGCCGGGGAATCCACCCGCAGCCGCGACCCAGCCGACAGCTTCTGCGACACCCGCTGTCTCAGCGCGTCGTACCGGCCGTCGACCCGGTCCTTGAACGCCTTGAGCTGAGCCAGTTCCGACGCCAGCTCTTCCAACGTCACCGTGTTCGGGTCGCTCACGCCGACACATCCTTGGCGCGCTTCGCCGCAATCTCGTCGGCGAGAGACGCGAGCATGTCGAGCTGGATCTCACCGCGCAGCTCACCGAACTCGCGGAGGATCAACTGACCCTCGTCTGCGTCGAGCACTGCGGCTACTCGGTCCAGCCGCGCGCCACCGTCCATGACGCCGGACAGGTACAGGTGGTAGCCGCTTCCGTACGTGTACCGAACCTTCGTCCCGGTCAGTGTCTTCGACCAGGCGATCAGGGCCGCGAGGTGGCTGCCGTCGCGGACGAACAGCTGCACCCCGGCGTTGTTGGCGACCTGCAGACTCGAAAGGGTGCCGTCGAGTTCGGGGTGCGCTTCGAGATGTTCGAGGATGGCGCGTACCCGCGCGGTTGGGGTGCTCACAGGGTTCCTCCGATACGTCCAGCGCCCGGCATGGCGAGCGCGAGGTAGATGGCTTTGAACTGACCGACACCGGCGTTGCTTCGGCGCACGGCGGCCAGGAATTCCTTTGTCGACGGTGCCTGCCAGCCGAGTTCCGCTGCGTCGATCACGGCGGCGGCCCCGGCGGCGAAGTCGTCGACCGCGTGCACCAGCTCGCGGTCACGCTGCTCGTCGAACCGCGCGAACAACGGGTCCAGGTCGGGCGCGGTCATCTGGGTTCCTCCGTGCAGGTGCCGTACTGCGGTCGGCAGTGGGTCATGGTCGGATCGGGGTAAGAGTTGGGGCCGCCGGTGGCGATCAGCGTCAGCGCGACGGCGAGCATCACCACCGAGGCGATCAGCGCCACGACCGCGGCCACCGCCAGCAGCCAGCGTTTCGCCTTATCCGGGAGACCCATCACCGGCCACCGCTCCAGATGTTGAACGGCTTCACGAGGTCTTCCGCCCGAGCACGAGTCACCGGCTCAGGGCGGAGATGTTCCGGCAGGCTCGCGAGCGCGGCCGCGTTCTGCTCTATGAACTCGTCGGCCGTAGCCAGACGCAGCAACACCGGCTTGCCGTCCACGGTGGACACGACGATCGGGTCCCCGGCCGCCGCGGTAAACAGCTCGTGCAGCACGCAGTTCACGACCGGCATGCCTTCGCGTGCAGCACGTTCCTCCGCCAAGCTCGCCATTGCTACGCCACCTTTCCGAGGTAGAGGGGTTCGCTGTCGACGTCAGCTCGCCACGCGCGCAACATCGCGCCGAGGTCGTCGTCAGCAGTGAGGGCTTGATCAACCGCGTCCGCGGGTGGTCGGGGTGCCCGCGCCGGGGGCGGTGGACCGTCCGGCAGCGGCCCGTTATTGCAGCCCGTCACGGCGACCGCGACCAGCAGCAGCGGCGCCAGCACCCGCCGGGCCGGTGCCCGATAAGCACGCCACGCCAGCAGGAAAGTCCCGTATGCCAACGCGATCAGCCCAGCAGCGACCGCGAGCAGCGTCCCGTCGGCGGTGAGCCGGAACGAATGCGCCGGGCCGGTCTGCTCCACCAGCGCCGCCGGGGCCAGGAACACCAGCACCGCGAACGCGGCCACGAGCAGCGCGCTGGCTGCGCGGCGCTTCACCGCTTCACCGCCGGGTCATCCGGGCCGCACTGCCGGTTGCCCATCGTGTGGCAGTCCCAGCACGGTTCGTCTTCCTCGCACTGCACCGACGGCGACGGCGCCGGGTGCGGCGTACCGGGCTCGGGCTTGCACCCGGCCAGCCCGAGCACCGCGGCGGCCATGGTGACGGCGACGATGCCCGTGATCCCGATGCGCTCGCCGAGCCCCTGCAGCTTCCCCGTCCGGCCGTCGTTGTCGTTGCGGCGCTTCGGTTCCGGCTTCTGCTCGGCCGCCTTCTTCTTCCCGTGCTCGATCTCGAAGTCGACGACCTTGTCGGTCCATTCACGGACGGTCCGGAGCCTCTTGATGATCCCCATCACTCGCACACCTCCGCGGCGGTCGCCGCTTCACACTCGTCGACCAGGCGCTGCAGGTCTGTGAGTTCCATCTGGAGCTGCTCGATTCGCTTCTGGCGCTCGCGGCAGCGTTCGCACTTCGCCATCACTCGCACACCTCCACGGACACGAGTCGGAACGGCCCGGCCTCGATCAGGGCCTGCCGCACCGCGCCGGTACGCGGGTTGATCGCGCAGGAGTGGCACACCTCGACCGCGAACAGCGGACGCAGGTCGTCCCGGTCCGGATCGGGGTCGCCGCACACCCGCACCGTTGCCAGCTCCGGCCGGGCCGGTGCACACCACGTGCACTCGCCTGGTGTGAAATGCGGGTCGATCATCACCCGCAGCGCGCCGTGCATCTGCTCGGCGACAGCCTCGATCTCCGCCACCCGCACCGACGGCGGTGCGAGAAGCTGCCAGCTCGGCGGCGTCGCCTCGACCGGGCGCCGCTGGCCATTCAGCCACGCACCCAGCGCCCGCCGACACCGGCGGCCAGTACTCTGTTGAGCGATCATGAGGACTCCCTTTCCTCTTGGTCAGCCCGTTCCGGAGCCCTGCACGGCACCGGGGCGGGCGTCTTCATTTCTTGGGGTGGGGAGCTGGCGGGCCGGGCGGGGTCGGGGGGGCACACCCAGCCCGCCAGCAGCTCAGGCGGCGGTGACGCCGCGGGCGAGGTAGCGCTGCAGCTCGACGTCCGGAACGACGTGAAGTCGGCCATCCTGGACAGCGCCGAGCAGTCCCTCGTGGATCAGTTCGAGGACCTGCTTGTAGGAGAGGCCCGTCATCTGCGCGACCTCGCGCGGACGCCACGCGACGCGGACCGGGGCCTTCGCAGCCTTCTCCAGCCGGGAGATGCGGTCCGTGAGCTTCTCCACCGCCTCGACAAGTGCGGTGCTCATGCTGCAACTTCCTTGCCGGTTGCGCGTTTCGGACCGGTCGACTTCTCCTGATCCTGGCGCCGGGTCGGGTGGGCGGGTTCACGCTTCGGCTGTTTCGGCGGCTCGTCCGGGACGCCGTCGTTCGTTGCCGTGATGTCGTCGATCGTCACGCCGAGGACTCGTGCCATCCGGTGCACCAGGCGATCGCCGGGCTTGTCGGTCTTGCTGAGGATGTTCCTCAGGTACAGAGGGGAGATCCCCAGCGCGCCCGCGAATTCCTCGTTCGAGAGGTCGCGCTCGTCACGCCTCTCACGGATGGCGGTGGGGTTGATGGGGTGGAGTGCCATGCGAGAAGTTTTGCAGGTTTTTGCAAGAAGTGCAACCCATTGATCCTGCAGATCTGCCTGTTTGTGCAACCTTGATATTTCCTGTAGGCTGCAGAACCATGCGAAGACGAGGTCGGAGGCACAACCCGAGACCATCGAGGCGTTCCCCGCCTTGCAGAAACCTGCGCTACGCTCTGCGCGTGGAGGCCATGCGCAAGAAGCTCGGCGAGCATGTCCGCGACACGCGTGAGCGGCTCGGGTTCAGCAGCCGGGAGGCCTTGGCGGAGGTGGCGGACATTGGCACTCGCAGCGTCGCCGCTGTCGAGCGCGGCGAAGCAGCCGGCCGAAAGGTGTTGAACGCAGTCGAGGAAGCGTTGAACTGGCCTCACGGCACGATCTCCGCCTTCCTTAAGGGTGAGGCCGAGTTGCCGCCACTCCCCAAACGCGCACCAGCTCCCGAACTCGCACCTCGGCACGAGTGGTCAGCATCGGAGCGCGCCCGGATGCGGGACATGTCCATGGCCGAGGTCCGCGATACGCACGACATGTTCCGCAGGAAGTCGGAGTACTTGGCCGACGTGTGGATCCGCGAAGTGATGCGAGTTAAGGCCGAGGCCGAAATCGAGGATCAGCTAACTACGGACAGTTAGCTCACGTCGATTTCGAGATCTTCCCTTGACCAGGATCGTTACCTGATCTTAGGCCGTCTTGGTGATGTATCCACAGAGTGCGAGCCACGTGTTAACGCACCCTACGTGACGAACGACGTGCCTCGTACATGTGTTCGATCCTTGTCCGAAGGAGCCTGCTTTGTCCCTCATGCCGCAAACCGTGTCCCGGTCCCCCCGGACGTTCGCGGTCGCCTGCGCCGCGATCGCCTTGACCGCCATCATGGGAGTGCTCGTGGTCTCAAACATCGACAACGACTCGACCCCGCCACTCCTCATCGTCGCCACCACCGCGGCCGGGTTGGCATGGATCTGGCTGATGTTGTTGCGCCGAACCGAGAAAGACGAGCGTGCCGATGAGGAACTGATCGCGGCCATGCGATGCAGCCACGACCAATGTCGCCGTGAGGAGGCAGCATTTCGAGAGATCACCAGATATTTCAACGAAGGAAAACCGTTCTCGTAAAACTGCGGGGGGGCGTCCTTGCGCTTTTCCTTCCCCCAACCCCGCGCCGACCGAAAGGGAAAGCGATGGGCAGACCTCGAACCGAAATCGGAACTTACGGAAATATCAACATAACGGAGATCCGGACCGGCGTGCACGAAGCACGTACACGGTTCAGATATCGCAATGGTCAGCTGAGACCGGTCAAGCGCCGAGGAAAAACCGCCGCCGCCGCTGAGCGGGCGTTGAAAAGGGCGCTGGTTCAGAAGTCCAAAGAGGTAGCCGGAAAGAAGATCAATGGTGACACCAGGTTTGGTCACGTCATGGATTTGTGGCTGGCCGACTTCAAGGCGAAAGTCGAACGCGGCGAGCGAGCCCACAAAAGCCTGTACGACTACCGCGACACGCTCAAGCATCTCCGCAAACACATGAGCGAACTAACGTGCCGCGAAGCCGAGGACGCAGGCATGTGCGACGAGACACTCAAAACGATCCGGAAGGACACGGCGGGCGGCACGCGCGGGAAGAGCGGCTACTCGGCAGCCACGCGCGCCAAGACTGTGCTCTCGCATGTCTGCGGATACGCGGTCCGGCACGGCGCCATGATGACCAACCCCGTTCGATCGGTCGAGACCATCGAGAACGGTGACCAGGAGCCCATTCTGGTACTTGAGCCCGACCAGAGAGCGGACTTCATCGCGAAGCTGCGCGCCGAGTGCGAGGCGCGGGCAGGAAACAAGAAGCTGGGTCCGCGGGCACAGGCGTGGCTGGATCTTCCCGACCTTGCCGAGGTCATGCTGGCGACGGGTGCGCGGCCGGGCGAAGCGCTTGCCATGATTGGGTCGGACGTCGAGCCGACGAAGCGCACTGCCCTCATAGGGCATCACCTCGTTCGCGTCGAGGGCCAGGGCATTGAGCGCAAGGTCCTCCGCAAGGGCCGACGTAAAGCGATCAATCCGATGTATCCGTCGTGGGCGGCGCCGACGTTCAACCGGCGGAAGATCGCAGCCGGCAAGGGAGCGATGTTTCCGACGTGGAACGGTCAGTGGCAAGACCCCAGCAACGTGTCGAAACGCCTGAACGCGGTGTGCGAAGCGATCGGGTACGGCTGGGTGTCGGCCCGGATGTACCGCCATACGGTTGGTACGCACATCGTCGACCAGGGCGGCACGAATGAGGACGCGGCCGACCAGCTGGGCAACACCCCTGCGATGGTGCAGAAGCATTACCGGCGACCGAAGATCACCAACACGAAAACCGCCGAGGCTCTGGAGTCGCTCATGGATGCTCCCGATACGGGTTCATGATCGGAACGTTGGTCCATTTACGGTCCGGAAACCCTCGGTTGCAACCGACCACAACGGCGCGACTTCTCCTCTCCCGCCCAGGTGTAGCCCACAATCGACCCTATCGGACCGGGTTTTCTGAGACAGCGGGTGTCGCAGGTTCGAATCCTGCCGGGGGCACCAATCCAGGCAATGTGCGAACCTTTCGCTCCGTAGTCGTCGCTGGTGAGGCGGCTGCGGAGCGTTGGGTTGGCACATTGGCCGCGTCGGGGATGATGAACGTGGGCGCAGCCGTTTCGCGGCTGGTGATATCGACTCGGTGAACAAAGGTCTGCATGACGCGGCGGAGGGCTTCGTCGCTGCCAGCGTCGGCTGCGGCTGAGATGGGTGGCGAGTTTCTTGACTCGGGGCGAGCAGGTGTCCTCGTCCATCGTGCCGTTCTCGAACGCGTTGAGGTAGCGGTCGATGGCGTCCTCGTTCTTTGTGATGTCGCGTTCGAGGGCGGAGAGTTCGGCGGCGTAGGTGGCGCGTTGGTCTTCGACCTCGCTGGTGGTGTTGGCCAGGCTCTGCTCGATGAGGTCGCTGCGGGTCAGGGTGTTCAGCAGTGAGGTCAGGACGGCGTGTTCGAGTTGGTCGGCGGGCAGCCGGTCGGCGGAGCAGTGTTCGGTGCCGTAGCGATGCCGGGTGAAGCAGGTGTAGTAGCGGTACTGGTACTTGTTGCCTTTCGCCGCTGTGCCGAGGTAGCGGTTGCCGCAGTGGCTGCAGAACAGGCGCCCGGCGAGGTGGTAGTCGGAGTTGGCGACGGCGCGGTGGGTGGTGGCGTCGCCGCGGGCGTCGAGGATGTCCTGGGCGTCGTTGAATAGCTTCTCGCCGATGATCGCCGGGTGGTGATCTTCGGCTTATACCAGCGGTCGCGGAACCAAATTTCGCCGAGGTAGGTGCGGTTGCGCAGGACGTCGAGCACGGCGGCTTGGGACCAGGGGTTGTTCGCTTTGGTGCGGTAGCCGTCGGCGGTAAGGCGTTTGGCAATGGCGGCTGCACCGAGTTTGTCGCGGACACAGGTAGTGAAGATGCGTTCCACGACTGGCTTCTCGTAGTCGATGATGGTGAGCTTGCCGCTGCTGCCGACTTCGTAGCCGTGGGAGCGCTAGCCGCCGGGCCATTCGCCGCGGGCGGCTTTGCGTTCCATACCGTTGATGACGCGGTCGATGATGGTGGCGCGTTCGAACTCGGCGGCCACGGCCAGCATCTGCACCATCATCCGTCCGGCGGGGGTGGCGGTGTCGAAGGGTTCGGTCGCGGACCGGAACGCCGCGCCCGCGTCTTCGAGGTCGGCGAGGATCTCCGACAGGCCCCGGATCGATCGGGACAGCCGGTCCACGCGGTAGACCAGCAATACGTCGAACTTCCCGGCCCTGGCGGCAGCCAGGGCGCGTTTCAGGGCGGGTCGGTCGGTGGTCGCCCCGGATTTCTCATCGATGTAGGGCTTGCCGACGAGCTCCCAGTTGTCCTGCGAGGTGACGTAGTTGCGCAGCTTGAGGTTTTGGGCTTCCAGCGAGAAGGGCTGGTGCAACTCGTCGGTGGAGATCCGGAGGTAGATCGCCACCCGCAGCGGCGGGCTGTTCTCCTCGGCGCCGATGGTCGCCTGTGGCTGGGTGGCCTGGTTGGTCCGAACCCGGGGGCGACGCTGGCGGCGCTTGGGTGCGGTGGGTGCCGACATCACCGCACCGCCCGGCGACGCACCTGCTCGCGGTGCTCCTGCTCGTATCGGGCGAAGGCGGCCATCAGCCGCAGGACCATCCGCCCGGTGATGCTTGTGGTGTCGAGGTGCGATTCGGTGGCCGAGCGGAACGCCACGCCCGCCTCGTCCAGCTCGGTGATGATCTCGCTCAGCTCGTTCAGGTTGCGCGAGACCTGGCTGGCGCTGTGGACCAGAAGGAGGTCGAACTCTCCGGAGCGGGGGTCGGTGAGCGCGCGCCGCAGCTCGGGGCGAGTGGCCAGCGGGCCGGGTTCGCGGTAGGTGCGGTTGATCTGCCGCCAGGTGGGGTGTGCGCCCAGGCAGGCGGGGATCGCGGTTTTGATGCCGCCGCCGACGAGGTAGACCGCGACGCGGGTCCGCGAAGTCGGCGGTGCCGGGTCGGGTTGCGGTGTGTGGTTGTTGCTCATGGGACCGTCCTTGGTTACGTCGTTGGCCCCAGGCCAATCGGCCTGGGGCCAACGACGAACGCTCGACTCCTCGGTAAGGGCAAGCTGCTTGATCAGCTGCTTCGGCGGCGGTGACCGCGCTCGGCGAGGCGCTGCTGATGCCGCTGCTGGAACGACTCGTCGGCGAGCACCTCGGCGAGCCGCTGCGCGAGGACTGCGACCGCGGCGGGCCGGTCGGCCTCGGGCATCGGCAGCACGGTGGGCGGCTCGACGGTCACCCTCCGGTCGGCGGTAACCGCGTCGTCCGCGGCTCACTCAGACGGCCCGTCGGCAGACGCCACGCCTGGCCGCTGCGGTCCGACTTCTGCTGGCCGCGTCCGATGGCCCGGGTGGAGCCGGTAGTAGCTGCCCCAGAACTGCGCGGGGCCGACCAGCGCGGGGTGGGCTTGATCGAGCGACCAGGTCCACTGCCGCGGGGGTTGCGGGACTCCGTGGTGGGTGCGGCCGTGGACGACATAGCCCAGATAGGCCGGATTGGTAAGCAGCCCGCGCGCGACCTTGACCGTCCACCGTCCCGGCGGCGGGTAGAGGTCGGGCTCGGCCGCCAGGCGTGCGGCGATCGCGGACGGCCCGTGGCCGTCGTGGTACCACCGGAAGATCACCGGAACAACGCGGGCGCAGTCCTCGTCAGGCACGAGACGCCGAAGCGTGCGGCTGCGTCCATCCTGGTCAGTGACGCGATGGAGGTGCACCTGGTAGCCATACGGTGGCAACCCCGCCACCATCCGTTGATCGCGTCGAGGTAGCGGCGGTACCACGCGCGGAAGGCGAGTTCGCGTTGGTAGCCGCGGATCGCCGCGGTCTCCAGGCGGTGCCGTTCTTGCATGAAAACCGGCCACGCGACCTCGCACACGAGGCGGTACAGCCAGGTGCGCACCGGGCGGGGCTTGTCGGTGACGGGCTCGCTCCACGATGCCCATCCGTCGTCGCAGCCACCACCGCGCGCACGAGCCGCCGTTCGTCGTCGACCGGCAGCGGCGCCTGGCCAGCCGCGGCGCGGCGCTGCACCCAGGCAGTAACTTCCTCGGCAACGTAGGCCCGCATCCGGGCCTGCTGCTCTTCGACCGACAGCGGCGAGTCCAGATGTGTTCCCCGGCGGCGACCCGTTCCAGCCGAGCGGCGACCGACTCCCGGATCGCCCGCACGGCCTGCGGGTCCAGGAACCCGCCCGCACCGCCGTCCCGCGCTGCTGCACATGCACCACAACCGCGCCCTCGGCGTCAACCGGGACCGGGAAGCCATCTGCTTACGGCTGGCACGCCAAGCCGCCGCAACCTGGCGCAGTACGTCCCGGAGGCAGCCGTGACCACGCAATCGCTGGCCGACGGCCCCGCCGGACAGGCGCTGCTAGCCCGGGAACGAGGCCAAGACGCCCACCGGTGGCTGGCCGCCCTGGTGGCCGAACCAGTGATGGCCCACCCCGAGGAGGCGAGCTTGTTCGAGGGAGCACCTGCGGTCGCGTTCGCCCTCGTCCCCACCGCTCAACATCGGGCGCTGACCGTGCTCGGTGACCACGTCGAGAAGATCACCTCGTCTAAGTTGGACGCCGCCTACCAGCGCATGGGCCGCGGCGAGCTGGCCGACAAGCGCGAGTTCGACCTCATCGGCGGCCTGACCGGGCTGGGCGCCTACCTGCTGCGCTGCGGCACCGCCGACGAGCTGCTGCGCGAGGTGCTGCGCTACCTGGTGGGCCTCACCCGGACGCACCCGGACGGGCGGCCCGGCTGGTGGGCCTGCCGGTCCTGGCCCGGCCTGGCAGATGGGGCACGGCAACCTGGGCATGGCCCACGGCATCGCCGGGCCGCTGACGCTGCTCTCGCTCGCTCTGCGCCGCGGCATCGTCGTGTCCGGGCAGACCGCGGCCATCGACCGGATCTGCCGGTGGCTAGACCGCTGGCGCTGCGGTGTGCCACCGCGGGCGTGGTGGCCCGAGGCCATCAGCCAGGCCGACCACGCCCGCGGCGCCGTGCACCTACCCGGCCCGTCGCGGCCGAGCTGGTGCTACGGCACTCCCGGCATCGCCCGCGCGCAACAAGTCGCCGGCCTCGTACTCGGCGACCGCGCCCGGCGACGGTGCGCCGAGAACATCCTGGCCTGGTGCCTGCGCGACGAGCAGCAGCTCGCCCGGCTCGGTGACGTGTCGCTGTGCCACGGATGGGCCGGGGTTGTGCACACTGCGTGGCGAGCCAGCCGCCACAACGACCAGCTCGCCGCCACGCTCCCGCGCCTGCTCACCGGCCTCACCTCCCTCCTGGCACGCCAGCCTCCGAACGGGCGCGGGCTACTCACCGGCGCCGCGGGGTCATGCTGGCCCAGCGCTCCGCCCGCACGAACACACCACCGGTCACGCAGTGGGACACCTGCCTGCTGCTCAACGAATGAAAGGAAGCGATGGACAACACCACCGACACCACTGCCAGCTCACCCGAGGCCCTGCGCGAGACCATGCTCGCCAAGGCCCAGGGGAAGGGCTACGCGAAGCGCCCCGAGGTGGCGCGGGTGCTACGTGAGGTGGCTCGGCACGAATTCGTGCCCGACGCCGACCTGGACGCCGCGCACAACCCCTGGCAGGCGGTGATCACCCACCGCTTCGCCGACGGCACCTCGCTCTCCCGCGCCTCCCGTTCGTCGTCGCGATGATGCTCGACCGGCTCGCTGTCGAACCTGGCAACAAGATCCTCGAGATCGGTGCCGGGACGGGATACGACGCCAGCTTGCTGGCCGAGCTGACCGGCAACGAGACGAACGTCGTCACCATCGACATCGATCCCGACGTGACCGAGCAGGCCACGCGCAACCTGGCCGCCGCCGGTTACCGCGGCGTGCACGTGGTAACCGGCGACGGCGCGCTCGGTGTCCCCGTGGGATATTCCCTGGGCGTGGTGGCGGCAGCTCGCCCCCGGCGCCAGGGTGGTGCTGCCGCTGCGGTGGCGCGGCCAGGCCCGCTCGGTCGCGTTTACCTACCGCGATGGGCGGCTGATCTCCGACTCGATCGAACTGTGCGGCTTCGTCTACCTTGTCGGCGAGGACGAAGGCGAACAGTCTGCGCCGATCACCCATGACGAGACCATCCTGCTGCACTGGGACCGCGACCAGCCTTTCGATCTCGACGCCCTGCACGGAGTGCTCGATCGTCCGTGCCAGCGAATGGTCCGGGGTAACCATCGCGGGCGACGAGCCCTACGCCGGGGTGTAGCTGCGGCTGACCGTCACCGACCCACGGGTGTGCCGCCTCAACGTCCCCGCCGACATCAAGCCCGCGGTCTGCGACCCGATCTCGCCCGGTCGCGCACCCCGCTGGTAGAAGGCAGCTCGCTGGCCTACCTCACTTCCCGCCGCCGCGAGGACGGCGGCACCACCAGGTGGGAGCTGGGGGCCACCGGGCACGGCCCCGCCGCGACCGAACTCGCCCGCCACCGCTGTGACGAGATCCGCGCCTGGTCGGTGCACCGCGACGAACGCAAGGCCACCCTCGTCGCCTACCCCGCCGACACCCCCGACAGCGAGCTGCCCGGACTGGTGATCGACAAGACCCACAGCAGGTTCGTCCTCACCTACGAAACCGAGTAA